CCTCGTCGAGGGCTGGTCGTTCTGGGGCCAGGGCCAGGAAGTCGACATGACCGAGGCCGAGATCCTCAAGATGTACTCGGCCGTGGCTGGCTTCGACGAGAACGCAGGCCCGCCCGGAAACAACCCAACCGACCAGGGCAGCACGCTGCAGGCTGGGCTCGGGTACCTGCAGAAGACCGGGCTGTCAGGGATCAAGAGCGGCCCGTTCGGCGAGCTGAGCGTCAGCAAGACGAACAACTGGCAGCAGGCTCTGGCGGAGCTTGGCCCGCTGATGATCGGCGTCGGTGTCGGGGACGCGGAGCAGCAGGCGTTCGAGAACGGCCAGATGTGGGTCGAGCAGCCGACCGCCAACGAGGAGGATCACTGCATCATCCTCTGCGGCTATCAGCCCGGCTCCTACTGGGCCTGGACCTGGGGTGGCCTCCAGGGCATGACACCCGGATGGTTCACCCAGAACTGTGCTGAGGTGTGGGGCGTCGTGGCTCAGGAATGGGTCAGCAAGGTCAAGGGCACCGACCCTGAGGGAGTGGACCTCCAGGTCCTCGGTCAGCAGTACGCCACGCTGACCGGGCAGCCGGATCCGTTCACCTCCTAACTGAACTGGGAGCCGGGCCGGTGCGCCCCGGCCTGGCTCCCTCCAGGAGGCGAGTATGAGGTTTGTCAATCTGCACCATCACAGCACGTTCTCTTTCGGGGATGGCTTCGGGACCCCGGCCAAGCACGTAGAGCGCGCCGTTGAGCTGGGCTACACCGCAATGACCCTGACGGAGCACGGCAACGTCAGCTCACACTTCCAGCTCGAGAAGGCCGCGAACAAGGCGGGCATCAAGCCGCTGTTTGGTCTCGAGGCATACTGCGGGTCCGTGCTAGAGGAGAACGACGAACGGCGGATGCGGGTGCGCGCGGACGGTGAGGTTGACCTCCTCCCGGCCAAGGGCCAGTTCAAGAACCATCTCACGATCGTGGCGAAGGATGTCAATGGCTACCGAAACCTCAACCGGATCGTCACCCAGAGCTATCTCGATTACTATTACCATCCCACCGTCAGCGGAGCTGCGCTCCTTGAGTTCCGCTCTGGTCTCGTTGTGCTCAGTGGCTGCTCCGGGTCTCAGCTCGCTTGCACGCTCCTGGGTGGCAAAGGGATCCCTGAGCCTGAAGGTGGATACGACTGGGACGGAGCCTACGAACTGGTCGACAGCTACAGCCGAATCTTCGGAGACGACTACTACCTAGAGTGCCAGCCGTTCTATGAGCTGGAGCGGACGTGCCAGATGAACGTAGCCTACGAGCAGATCTCGAAGGAGACGGGTGTCCCGCTCGTGGTGACCGGCGACGTCCACTACCCGCGTCCGGACGACGGTGAGATGCAGGCTGTGCTCCACGCGGTTCACCGGGGCAAGGCGTCCGTTGACGACGCCATGCGGGAGTGGAACTATGAGGTGCCGCTGACGCTGCCCGACAGCGACGAGGCCCTAGCCGACCGGCTGAAGAAGACCGGGCTATCCGGCCGGACGGCGTGGTCGGCCATCGAGCGGAGCGCGTACATCGCAGAGGGCTGTAACGTCACGCTCCCCAAGGCCGAGCGGCTCCGCTACCCGATCAGCGAGGAGGACCTGAAGCCATGGACGTGATCGCCTGGTACATCGCTACCCTTCACAGCCTGATCGGTCACGCCAAGACAGCGGTCGTCCTGGGTCAGCCCGAGGGCAACACCGACGACTGCGTCATCTGCCAGTACGAGCGGGAGCCGACCGAGGAGAACAAGCGCCGTGTGGAAGACGCAATGCGAGAGCCCGACGTTCCCGGGGATGACGTACCTCGAGAGCTGCCTGATGGTGTTGGCGATCTTGGCGCTCGTCGTCAGCGTCGTGCTATGGGTGGCTCTGAGAAGCGAGGACGATGATGACTGGCAAGCTTAACGCGGAGGAGCTACTGACCGAGTGGTGCCGGATGGGCTGGCGCTATCGGAAGATCGGCTCGCGGCCGAAGGAAGAGCAGGCGTGGTATGCCGAACGAGTCAAGTACGAACTGCATCTCATGCTGGAGAAGGATCTTGCTGACTTCTTCCTCTTCACCTCCGACGCTATCCGGTGGGCCAAGGACAACGGGATCCCCATCGGACCCGGCCGTGGTAGCGTGGCAGCGTCGGTTGTCGCGTGGCTCCTACGAATCACCGAGATCGACCCGTACCGTTATCAGGGGATGCTTTTCGAGCGGTTCCTGGATGTGTCAAGAGCCGACCCGCCCGACATTGACACGGACTGCTCAGATGATCGGCGCGATGAGGTTCGCGAGTATCTGGCTGGCAAGTACGGTCCAGAATGCGTGGGACAGGTTGCGAACTTCATTCGATACCGGGGTAAGAACAGCTTGGTCGACGTGGCTCGGGTCTACAACATACCGCACGCTGCGAAGGAGACAGTCTCTAACCTCATCATTGAGCGAAGTGGTGGCGACAGCCGGTTCGACACTTCGCTTCAGGATACAGTTGCGATGTTTCCGAACGCAAAGGCTGTGTTCGATGAATTCCCTGACCTGTGGAAAGCTGCCCGACTTGAGGGCGATGTGCGAGGGATGTCCATTCACGCGGCCGGAATGATCGTCGCTAACTCGCCGCTCACTGACATCTGCGCCGTGTACGAACGGAACGGCGTTCGGAGCCTCAGCATCGACAAGTATGACGTTGAGTACGTTGATGCGCTGAAGCTGGACTTCCTGGGACTCACCACGATGGGGATGATCGCCCGCTGCCTGGAGCTAGCTGGGCTGACGCTGGAGGATCTATATGCTATCCCGGACACGGACCAAGGGACGATTGATGTATTCCGTAAAGGGGACGTCACCGGGATCTTTCAGTTTGAAGGTCGTGCTACTCGGCTCGTCAACCGTGACGTTCATCCAGATCATTTCCAGCACATCGCGGACATCAACGCTCTTTCCCGGCCGGGTCCTCTGTTCTCGGGCCAGACTGCTGCGTACGTTGAAGTACGACACGGAAAGCGGAAAGCCGAACGGCTACATCCTATGGTTGATGCCGTCACCGCTGATACCTACGGGCAGATCATCTACCAGGAACAGATCCTCCGCGTCCTGAAGGAGATCGGTGGATTCGACTGGTTCTCGGTTGGCCAGATCCGCCGCATCATATCCAAGAAGCTAGGCGAGGCCTCCTTCCAGATGAGCTATCAGCAGTTCATCGACGGCGCGGCCGAGCGGAACATCAACCCGAAGCTGGCGGACAAGATATGGAAGCGGCTCGTCACCTCTGGCACCTACTCGTTCAACATCGCGCACGCCATCAGCTACAGCATGCTGGCGTTCTGGACCGCATGGCTGAAGACACACTACCCACTGGAATTCTATGCGGCTTCTCTGGCCAAGGCGTCGGACGCCGAGCAGCAGTACAAGCTTATGAAGGATGCGCTCGGGCACGGCATCGACGTGAAGCCGCCGAACATCCGGCTGAGCTCGTCGTCCTGGACGGGCTGGCACGCGGGCGGAGGCGACAACCCCCAGACCGGCACGCCGCAGCTGATCGCGGGCTGGGAGAGCATACCCGGCGTCGGAGCGAAGACAGCCACCCGGATTGACGACCTGAAGGCCCTGGCGCCTCCGAAGAACTGGTCCGACCTCCAGGTCATCCCGGGCATCGGACCGAAGACCACCGAGAAGATGGAGACGTTCGCCTCCGCGGATGACCCGTTCGGTCTGTATCGCGTAGAGCGGACGATGAAGGCTACGCTGACGTGGCTGTCAAAGCAGCACGACATACCGCGCCCGACACACACCGGTATCCAGGTGGCCGAGGAGTTCGTGGAGCAAACCTATGGGGCGAACGCGAGAGCGAACTATGGGAAGGGTCCGCGCGTCGTCTACGCGGGCATGGTGAGAGAGCGCAACTACCAGGACGCCGTGGAGAACCGGCGCTCGCGTACCGGCGAGGAAGAAGCGGATATCCTTAAGACGCTGAAGCACCCCGAGCTACTTGAGTACTGCTCACTCCGGTGCTACGACGTTACTGATGAGGAAGTGTATCTGCGTGTCAACCGGTTCACCTTCCCGAAGCTGAAGAAGACCATCGAAAGCATCGCAGTCAATCACGACGTTGTCGTCGCGGTCGGCAACCGGATCGCTGGGTTCGGCACTCCGGTAATGGTGGACAAGCTGTACGTCGTTGATCCTGACTAGAGCGGGGATTGAAGTGACACACGTGGCAGAAAGAGTTCCGGTCGTTCAGGCGGCCGAGAACATGGGGACAGAAGACTTCGCGCTCCACATGACGCATCGCCACCAGGAAAGCCTGGGTGGGCTGTCGGTGCTGTACGTGGAGCGGATGGTCGACACGGAAGGCAGCTGGCGCGCGTTCCACGCTCGGCTCCATGAGCTGAGTCTGGACGTGAGCCATGACCACGGACCGGCCTAAGCGGCTGATGAAGACGGTCCACTTCAACGTGGCCGTCACCGTTCCGCAGGAGATGAACCTGGAGATGCTGACCCAGGATGTGCGGAACGGAGTCGGCTTCGGCAACCCCGAAGTCAACATCAGCTACGTCACGTCGCACGCGCCGTACCGGCCTCCGCCAGCGATTCAGGACGTTCCCCTACCGCCGGACGACGAGACCGGCTAAGCTACCGATGCGTGAGGGCGACGGAGATCACCTTCACTTCTTCCCTCCCCAGGGAAGCGCCAGACCGGGCGTACCGGCAAGCATAGGGCGGCACCGACTAGCATCCCGGTGTCGCCTTTTTGCTGTTCGCGTATCGGATCGGAGCGTGTCCGACCCTACCGACCCACCCGGTTATACCCGGCGACCCTAGTTTGTCCGACCTCGACAGCCCCGGTCGCATGCGTCGGGCCTGATCGGCCCCGGTAGGCCGCTCCCGGCCGCCCAGAATAACGATCCGGTAACGAACCGGTTACCGTTGCGCATTTGGCGTAGCGTCAACGGCGTCCGGCACGCCGCTGCGAATCGCAGGTGTAAGCCGTGCCCAATCACCCACTGTGAGGGTATTCACATGAGTAGGGGCACGCATAGGCGGCTCGGCCGCAAGTACAGGCCGAGTCACAAGAAGGCGAACCGTGCGCTAGCAGCAGCATCCGCAGGGACGGTTGGTGTTGGCACGGCGGCAGCTGGCGTTGTGATGCTGACGTCACCCGGCCACCACAGCCAGCCGATCGCCATTGATCTCCACCACGAGGCGACTCGGCCCAACGCGACGGTAGCGGCAGTGATGCACTACAGGGTCCGGCCGGGCGACAGCCTGAGCGCCATCGCCGCCCGGGACTATGGGAAGGCGGCTGACTGGTCCGGCGTCTACGAGGCCAACAAGCGTCTGATAGGTACCAACCCCAACCTGATCGAGCCGGGGCAGGAGCTGGTGATGCCCGCCACGGGCAGCGACCCGACGGTTGCCCTGCCCACGCCTCCACCTCAGCCCGCCGCGCCTGCTGCGGCCGTCGCTCCGGTCACCGCTGTCCCTGCTCCCGTGCACCAATCGGCGGTGAGCCCACCGGTGCAGGGCGACAGCTCCTTTCAGCAATGCGTCATCAAGAACGAGTCTGGCGGCAACCCAGACATCACCAACGCAAGCGGGCACTACGGGCTCTATCAGTTCTCAGAGTCCACCTGGGAAGAGTACGGCGGTTCAGCCGCCACCTTTGGGCACGCCTCGGTCGCCCAGCAGAACCAGGTCTTCGACAACGCAATGGCAACCCCAGCCGGAGCCTCCAACTGGACACCGTACGACGGATGCACCGACGCAGCGGTACAAGGAGTGGCCACCGGATCTGTTGAGACTGATGCCGTCGTCCTCACCGCCGCACAAGTCGCACACGAAGCACACCTTGCTCACCTGGCTCACCTGAGGTGGCTGGCCGCTCATGCCGTGCCTGTGGGTGGGTACGGTTACCGCGCGCTGATGTGGGCCGAGGCCAACGCCAACCACCACGCCTACGCCTGGGGTGGCCTGGGGCCAGCGTACGACTGCTCCGGTCTCGTCGTCGAGGCTTACCTGCACGGTGCGGGCATCAGCCTTCCGCGAGACACGTACGAGATGCTGGACAGCCGGATGCTCGTCCGTACCTACAGCCCACAGGCGGGCGACCTCGCGTTCTTCGGCACCGGGCACGTTGAGCTGTACGTCAAGCCGGGCGAGACGTTCGGAGCGCACGATGCGGCCGAGGGCGTGGGCTTCATGAGCTACGGTGGCAGCTGGCATCCGACAGAGTTCTTCCGCGTAGTCAAGTAGGCTTCCCCTGAGCGGAAGGAGCCACCGTGGCTGATGAGAAGAAGCAGGAAGAAGTACCGACCATCACATGGGGTGCTATGGAGATCCCGGACCCGCCCGGCATGACCTACCAGGTTGTGATCGGGGACGGTGTCAAGGATCGGATGCGGATAGGTAGCAGCCAGAGCGGATGGTAGAGTTCTGGGGATCCGGGCGAGTCGCGGCACACTGCGAAGGTGTAAGCCTGAAGACGTCGACGTCAGTAGTTGTGGGCCGGCATTACTCCGTTTGACAGCAGAGAGCGACTGGACGGGCCGGACCCGGATCCCCAGGCAAGCGAAAGCCCCAGGGCGTCTATGCGGGACTGCCCTGGGGCTCTACGCGCACGTACGGTTGTAGGTGTAGGCGCGATTACTTGTAGCGCCGCATATGGCCTCCAGCCGCTAGGGATCCCCTGTACCAGACCCTGAGTATAGGCCAGATGGTTCTGCCTTTATAGGGCTGGCGCGATGACGTTGAACCAGTCGACCGTGATGGCCTGGACTACACCGGTGCCAACCCACTCCAGCGCGTAGATCAGATCCTCTGGGCCTTCCCATCCTGTGGTGTCGATGTCGTAGTGGAAGACGCCTTCCTCATCGTTGGTCGGCGACGAGATGGTCTGTACCTCCCCGGCTCCGGCCCGGTACTTCAGCACTGTCGTGGTTGGGTTGGCTGGCTGCCCGGCGACGTTCACGAAGGTGGCTACGGAACGAACGAGCGCGCCACTGATGTACTGGTTCATTCGAAGTTCTCCTGAGTGACGGACCCGCTAGGTATGTTGTAGGATGTGGCGGTGGCTCCGCCCTGCCCGGTGGTGACGCTGTACACGCCGAAGTTCTGGGAGGTGACTGTGCCGATGAAGTCGATCACGAAGGAGAACGGGAAGTCCACCGCCGTGTGGAGCGTCGTCGGCATGATGGTCAGCCCGGCCGCTGTACTGATCGGCGGGAAGGTAGCGGCTGTCGGCGCCAGCAGGACAACCTGTGCTGTGCGGCTGATGTTCCGGACGGACGCCGGGAACGAGACAGAGGCCGCGAGCGCTGTCGGATGCGCACCGGAGCCCGCGTTGGGCGTCACCGCGCTGAAGCTGACGGACGCTGCTAGCGCCGTGGGCGTAACCGTCTGGCTCTGGTTGATGACCGGCGCGCTGAAGGCGACCGACCCGCCCACCGCGTTCGGGGATGTCGTCTGGCTGGCGTTCGGCTGCGACGCGATGAAGCCAACGGTGCAGCTGAGCATTGTCGTGGCGACAGTCTGGCTGGCGTTGACGGTTGGGGCCGAGAAGGCGACCGCCGTACTGAGCACTGTCGTGGTGGCGTGCTCTTCGGTGTGGATCTGCGGCCCGGTGAAGGCGACGGTTGTGACGTAGGTGGTCGGGTTGGCGACGCCCGCCGTGCCGCTCTGAATGCTGACGGCCGGGAACGCAACGGTACAAGACATGACAACGGTGGTGACGATCTGGTCTGCCCGGAACGAGGCAGCGCCGAACGCCACGCTGGTGCTGAGCAGGGTCTCGGTAGCGGTCTCACTCGCGTTAGGCTGCGGGGCAGAGAACACCACGCCGGTCGCCAGGATGACTGTGGTGGCTGTCTCGTCCGTGCGGTGGGACGCGGCCGGGAAGCTGACCGAGGTGGCGAGCGAGGCCGGGCTGATGGCGTTGCCGGTCGTGATGCTGGGTGCGCTGAATGCGACGCTACCGCCGACAGCAGACGGGACGATGAGGACGCCCGCGTTGACCGTGGGCGCGCTGAAGGCTACGGAGCCCGCCAGCACGGTCGTCGTTACGACCTCGCTAGCGTTGACCGTCGGCGCTGGGAAAGCGACGCCGCATGCGACCCCGCTTGTCGAGACCGTCTCCCCGGCGTGCTCCGTGGGGGCCGGGAAGGCTACCGACCCGGCGAGCGCCGTAGGGCCGACCGTCTCGCTCGCATTGACGACCTCAGAGAACAACACAGACGTGCTGAACGCGGTCGTCGTGATCGTGGCGTTGGAGTTGTGAGTGATGGTCGGAGCCGAGAAGCCGACCGTTGTAGACAGGTTCGTCGGTGTTACCGTCTCGCCTGTGGTCTCTGCGGTACTCGCGAAGGAGACGGATCCGGCGAGGTCCGTTGGCGTGACAGTAGAGCCCGCGTGAATGGTCGGAGCAGAGAAGGCTACCGTGCAGTTCAGCGCCGACGTCGTTACCGTGGAGCTGGTCTTGACAGCTGGCGCCGGGAAGGAGACGGAGTCTGCCAGGATCGTCGTGGTGACGTTCTCGCCCGTGCTGATCGTCGGAGCCGGGAACGTTACCGTGCAGGCGAGATCGGTCTCGGTGATGTCGGCGTCGCAGTTGACTGTGATGACGCCGAAGTCAACGGTGGCCATCAGCGGGTTGGGGCCGATGACGGCAGGCTCGAAGTACGGCGCGTTGGAGATCTGAGGTGTGGTGTTGAGTTCCCAGAACATCGGGTTGGCCATGCCCGGTGGAACGTTGAAGCCGAAGAAGGTAGGTGTGGGCGTCACACCGCCCGGTATCTGTGCGACCCAGATCTGAGCTGTGCCGTAGAACTGAGCGTTGGCTACGATCAGCGAAGTGAACGTCAGGCCGCCCGTATTGGTGGGCGTCAGTGTTGGGCTGTTGCCACTACCACCCGCCGTGGTGGAGAGCAGGACAACGAGGTCGCCAGCGTTGGGGTTGAAGGACGCGGTCGTCTGGGCCGTGGCTGAGGTGGACGTGACGGCTGCTGGCTCGTTGGCTGTGTCCTCGGTGAGCGAGCCGGACGCGAGAAGCTCAGCCAGAACGATCTGGCCTTCAGCCGTAGTTGGAGCCGAGGCCCCGATGGTCACCGGGGTGCCCGACGTCGTGGTGGCGGAAGAGACGCAGACACCTAGCTGGTTGGTGTTGGTGGCGTCGGCGAAGTTGGTCTTGAATGTTGTGGATGCCAGGGCTGTGAACGCGGTGTTGATGCCGTTCGTCATCGTGCCGACGATGAGCGAGCCGGTGGCGTTGGGGGTGATGGCGAGCTGGGTTGCTCCGTTCGCGCTGAACGTCTTGGAGCCGGTCTTGCCACCGCTGAAGATGGACGCAGGAGATGCCGAACCGGAGTACAGCAGGACCTGCGTTACCATCCCAGGGTCGGTCGTGCCACTTTGCGTGACTGTGACCGTCATAGCCGCCATCGTCAGGCCCCTAGCAGAGCTGGAGGATGAGGAACTGGTTGCAGACGACCGAGCCGAAGGCCGCGCTGAGCGTTGCCCTCAAACCGAGCGCCGTGCCTGTGGTGTATGTGTTGAAGGCAGTGGTCGTCTCCGGTATGTTCATGATGGTGTTGTTGGCCGTGCCCAGGGTGGCGGCGTTGGCCCCGGCCGCTGTCGGGAACTCAATTGTCCCGCCGCAGCTGAGCGTCGTACCCGACGAACCGATAGCGGTACATCTGAGCACTGCTTCCAGAGCCCAGCCGACGGCCGTCGTTACTGTCGTGCCGAGCGTCAGCGCGCCGGTAGTGCCCAGCGTTGTGCCGAGTGTGCCGCTGACACCGGCCGCCAGGAACATTGTCAGGTTGCTTGTCGTGGCTCCGGCGTTGAGCGTGCCGCCCGCCCGGATGAGCAGCGACATGCCCGGATAGAACTGGGTGCCGTTGGGCTGGCCCGGCAGGATGAAGTCCTGGTTGCCGGCAGCCTGCGGACTGATGGTGGCGGTCGCAGCACTAGACGTCAGCGCCGTTCCGTTTGTGCTCTGCCATGGCACACCTGCGTTGAGCAGCTGGGCCCATGTCTGAAGAGGCATTAGGCGTGCGCTCCCCAGACCAGCAGCCAGCCCGCGTCATTGTTCAGGCCGGACGGCATCGTGACGACCGTGCCGTTTATGGTGCACTGCTCCTCGCCGAGTACCGTCGTGCCGATGATGAATGCCTGGCGCGGGCTGCTGAAGTCCGCCGACAGGTCGTAGGTGTCGCCCGTGGTGACCTTGCGCAGAGCGTAGAGGGCCACCTGGTCGGACGCGCCGTTGTAGTAGACGCCAGCGACCTGGACGTTGGTGAGGACTGCCATCGTTCCTCCTACTGGGTGAGCGTGAGCTGGGACAGGCCCGAGCCGCTCGGCGTGATGCCGAAGGTACCGGCCACGGTGGCGTACGCCGTTCCGAAGCACAGCACGAGGAGCATCGGCTTGGAGACCGGCGCGGTGATGCCGTGGGCGTAGATGATGCAGCCGTAGATCCCGGACAGCGTTGTGCTGGGGACGGACAGCGGGTTGGTCCAAGAGTACTGGATCCCGTATGGTCCGGAGCCGAACTGCGCCAGGGCAGTTGCGACCGACCCGCCGTTCGCTGCTGTGGATAGCTGCCATCCGCCGGACGTGTATCCGGTTCCGACGGTGATCTCGTTCGTGTTGACCCATGCCGTCGTGGTGGTCGCTCCGCCGACCGCGAGCTCAGCCGAGTAGTCGGTGCCGGAGCTGTTGTGGAGGGAGAGGTAGTTGGTGGCGTCATCACCAGTCAATGCCATGGTGGTTGGCGACCCGGTCATGGTCGTCTGTGCCAGCGTGTATAGCAGAGACTGCGTGTACCATCCGGACTTGGTGAAGGCCATTCCGTGCTCCTAGCTAGAGATGGTGACGGTCACCGGGCCGATGCCGGTGAAGTTGGCTGGCGTAGCGGCTCGGTGCATAAACAGCATGAAGCCAGCCGTTGGGCTCTCTCCGAAGTCGCTGATCTCGAATCGGAAACGAACCGGGTTGCCGGATGGGGTCCAGATACCGCTGCTGTCCTGGAAGGACGACTCCAGATTACCGTCCGGGGTGCCCAGGGCGACGTCGTACTCTCCATAGCCAGTCGGAAAGTCACCATCGTCATCGGGAACGATGTAGTAGTCGACCTCGACTATGGCGTCGGATGGGTACTCGGACGGGTTCATCCAGAATCCGTTGGCGGCAACGATCACCGTCGCGCCGTTGAAATCGGTTCCGATCGGAGAGCCGTCGGATCCGAAGCTGTTTGCAGGCAGGACGAACGTGTCGATGGAAGTCATAGCAGCCCTACCTTTACATCCTGGTAGACGGTTTCGGGGACGACGTTGACGTCCTGACGGTTGTCCGACGTCGTAACGGTGGTTCCGAGTTCGTCGACGACAACCTTGGCTCGCTTGCCCGCGTCCACGCCGCCTTCCTCGGTTGACCTTGTGATGAGTATCTCCCTGTTCCGCGTGCGGCCCCGGCTCAGGTAGCCGATGGACCGCATGCGATCCCGGAACTGCTCCGGGGTCTCTCCCTCTGCCATGTCTCCTCCTCAGGTGACAGCGTCCGCCCAGGACGCCTTCCATGTGACTGGCCCGACCTTGCCGTCCACCGACAGAGCCTTCTCGCCCTGGAAGGCTTCCGCGACGGACTGCGAGGCCGGACCGTACATACCGTCGACTGCGATGTTCCAGCCACGGTCCTTCATCTTCTGCTGCCACGTCTTGACGTGTGGTGTGTCGGCCGGGAGGATCCCAGAGTGGCAGCGAACAGCGGACGACTCGACGCCGATGTAGTCCAGCGGACCCCAGGGGAACGCCGGAGCCGTGCTGGGCTGGGGTGGGGTCGGGGTGGGTGGTGGCGTAGAGCCGGGAGCCCACTGGCCGAAGTTGGCGCTCGTGGCCGCGTTCTCCCGGATGTCGGTGTCCGCGCCGGGGATGGGCGTGGTCTGGGTCGTCTGGTAGAGCACGGCGCGCGTGTCCCGCTGCCCGCCGCTCCAGGCCACTGTCTGCCAGCCCAGCGTAGCCAGGCCCGCGTCCAGCACGCGCTTGACAGCGTAGTAGCCGCCATACACGCCGACCCGGTAGCTGTAGTGCAGGTTCTTGATGGACTGGAAGTACTCGCCGACCGGCCCCAGCTTCTTCATAGCGTTGGCCGCCGTGTCCGGCAGGGTGGGGTCGTAGTCGGGGATGTCGTAGTCGACCGCGAAGTAGACACCGACGGTAGGCGGAGCGCCGATCTCGGCCACCTGGTTGTAGGCCAGCTGCCCGTCGATGTGCCCCTGGTTGGCGCCGTTGGCCGCGCCGTCGGCTGCGTACTCGAAGCAGAGGAACGGGGCGATCCCGTTCTCACGCAGGAGCGTCGCCTCCGTCTTCGTGATGTTCTTACCGATGCACCCGTAGCCGGGCTGGCAGTCCCAGCCGAGGTACCGGCCGACCGCCGTGACTCCGGCCGTGCGCAATGCTGCCATCGTCGGCCGTGCCGTGCTGTAGTCGATGATCATGGCTTCCGCTCCTTCTCTTGTTTCCTGGCTCGGTCTTCTGCCGCGCCGTTGCGTTGCTCCTTCAGAATGATGAAGAATCTCCAGACGAGGATGATCGGTACGGACGTGATAGCTGCCGCTTCCAGCCATCCGAACCACAGCGAGTTGGGACTGATCCCGAACGCTCGGTGCAGGAACGAGGCGAGCAGAGCAGCAGCGATAGCGAAGTCCTTCATCTGAAGGTTGACGCCGAAGCTGTCCTTGTACCACCGCCAGATGGGTAGCAGTGCAAAGGGCAGTAGGAGCGCGACGAGAAAGGCGACCACGACCGCCCATGATACCCAGTCATATAGGAATTCCATCTGGGTCACGTCATTGCTCCTTGCTGTTTGATTCTTGAATGAGTTTTCGCAGCAACGGCCGCACATGATTGGTCTGTCGGATCTCGTGCAGCGTATGTGCTATGGGTGCTACCTCCGCCAGCCGCTCCTCGGACAGCTCCCTCTCTCGGCGTGCAGCCTCTACGTCACTCTTCCTCCCCATCTTCCTGTTCCGCCTCCAAGGCAGTTTCATTTTGTACCCAGCTCCTCCCGGAGCCCCGTCATGACTTCTCTGACAATTTGTCCGGTGGCTACTAGCGTGTCACTCCTGGTGCGCTCTAGGGCGAGCGCTTGCTTGTATTCGGCTATCTGCTTGTCTTTGTCTTCTAGTTCGGCCTTGGTGTGGATGAATCCTGCCAGCCACAGGGCCGTGAAAATGACCAGGCTACCGGCACCGCTCCCACCTAGCAGCGTGACCCAGTCACCAATAGCCATATCACCTCCTCAGGTACTTGCGACGGTGATCGGGGTGAGCACCGTGTTCTCCATGGACAGCAGCCCGGTGAGGGACTCGTCCACGCTCTGGTAGGGCGTGACCGTCGCGACCTCGTTCTGGTCATCCCATGCGTAGGATCCGACGATGAACTGCATCGGGGTGTTTGGCAGGACCTCGCCACCGTAGGCGTAGTCTGTCAGCACAACCTTGCAGAGCGTACCGGCCTGCTCGGTGCCGAGGTCGATCGGCTGCCCGCCGAGCGTCAGTAGCTGCCCCTGGCTGACCGTGAAGGAGCCCGCGAAGGAGGCACGCTGATAGATCGCCAGGACGTTGCTGGCCACAGCCTGCGCCGCGCTGGACGTCATCACACCTACGTCGCTCAGGTCGATGAACGTCTCCATGACGCCGTGCGCCGCGACCGACGCCGCGTTCTGTACGGAGGTGTAGCCGTAGACGGCCGGTACGTCCGTCGTGCCTGAACTGTTGTCGGCCGAGATCTCGTACCGGATGTAGATGGTGTTGATGTCGCCGCCGAGCGTCCGGCTCACCGGCGTCGTGCAGACGAGGATCCGGTTGGGCGTGCTCGGCAGGGCTGCGATGTTGAGGTCGTCGCCGGGATTCCCGCCCGGCTGGCTGTTGACGTACCAGCCCAGGCCACCGCGCGTGCAGATCAGGTTGAGCATGTCGGTCACGGTCTGGGCGGCCGAGTCGACAGCCTGCCCGTACCATGCGCCACTGGGCGTGCCCTGGCCGGGGTTGAACCACGGCAGGCCGCGCGTGATGGCGTTGTTGATGATCTGGTCCGGCTCGCTCGTCGGCCACGTGCTCGTGTAGATGGCGAGGTAGTCTTGGCCCAGGTTCCCGGTACCGATGGCCGACAGCGCGGCGCCAGCTGCCGAGAATACCGGCTCGTCCATCTTGCCGTCCCACACCTGATGCCCACCGCGCGTGATGCGGACCTTCCAGCCAGGGTTCAGGATCTGTGGCCGGTAGGTGGTTGGGATCTCGAGCTGGCAGCTCATCTGGTCGCAGCCGCCCGGATAGATGAAGCTGTACTTCAGCCCGGTCACCTGGCCGTACTGCCCGACGTACTGCCATGTCGTTGATCCTGGTGGCGCCACGGCCACCTGGGAGCAGTTGGGAGATGGGTACGTCGTCATGTCAGGCCATGTATCCGTTGCTGATCAGCCGGGCGATCAGGTTGTTAAGTCCGCCGACGGTATCGTTCATGATTGACTGAAGTGTCGACAGGGAGGTGGCCTGGTTGGCCGTCCAGACGCCACCGCCGAATCCGTCCGACCCGGTTGGCTGCGAGCCTTCCCCGGTCATCTGGGATAGGTTGCCAAGGAACGATGCCTGGCTGTTGGTCATGCCCAGGAAGGTGTTGCTTCCAGTCGGCCCGTTGCCGGATGCCTCGAACTGAGCCGTGTCGCCGATCGTCAGGGTGCCACCGACGCCATACAGAGTGCCGTCAACGTGGAGGTCGCCGCTGATCGTGACGTTGCCGGAGCCGTCGCCCTGAACGGCTGTGCTCGCCAGCGCCGCGACCCGCTGCTCTACCGCTCGCGTCTTGGCCGTGTTGGCCGTGCTGACACCGGCCGTAAGGATGACGTAGAGAGCAAGCAGGAACATGCCGAGCGTGCCGTGTACCAGGAGGAGGCAGGCCCCGGCCGCGATCTGGAGCAAGAGCTTCTTCATTACTGTGTCCTATCGAAGTACCAGCACGGAAAGTAGGCGAGGGAGATGGCGGGTGCGCTAGCGTCAGCGCTGTACACGAACAGCTGGTTGTCACCGTCGGCCGGTTCGATGGTCAGCGGTCCGCCGCTCAGCACGCACTGGTCCATGACGCTGATCGCGTCGGCCCGGCCGAGCTGCGACCCCATGATGTTGCCGAGAGCGATGTTGGGATCCGGCGCGTCGATGTAGTAGGTGATGTAACCGGTGGACGGCTCGTTGATGATGACTGTCTGGCCCTGGGTGTCCAGGAAGATACAGTCGTAGAACCGGTCGCTCGTGTTGGTGTCGGTGACGGAGACGGAGTAGTAGCCGCCTGTGTTGTCTGCGGCCACCGCCTTGATGGGCAGGGTGAGGACGCCCGCCGTTACGATCCCGTTCGTGATCTGCGACGGCTGAATGGTGATGGGGATCGTGCTGGTCGTGTAGCTCGCGCCACCGCTGTACTCGTACTGTGTCACCGTCACCGTGATCGTGCGGTTGCTACTTCCGTTCCAGGTCTTGTTGATGAGGTAGATGGTGTAGGTGCCGCCGAAGTCAGCCTGGACGCCGGACACCGGCTGCGGCATGGTGTACTGGGTACCGCCGTTCGGCACGTCTGATCCGGCCCCGACCGAGACCAGAGGCTGGAACGTCTTGAGCGCGCCGAGCGGAGGCCGGTGTACGATCAGCGACTTGAACGCGGTCGATGCGTAGGGCGTGATGATCAGCTTGCCCGCACCGCCCGTGCCGCCTGCCTCGGTCGAGCCGGACGACTCCGCCCCACCGCCTCCGCCTCCGGGCTGGGCGCCAACTGATCCGACCCCGGCTGTCGCAGCGCCGTTGCCGCCCGCTCCTCCGCCGGTTACCGCCGGAGCGCCGGTGTTCGTGGGAGCGCCCACCCCGCTCGGATACGTGATCCGAACCTGGCCTGCCCCACCGGCACCGCCCGCGTAGCCGGGAGTCCATGTGCCACCACCGCCACCACCGGGCTGACTACCGGCCGTGCCGACCGCGTTGTTGTAGCCGGATCCTGCGCCTCCCGCACCACCCTGGCTGGGAGGAGTCGCGCCGTTCGGGGTGCTACCTGCGTTGCCCGCTGCACTCACACCGGCCGACGATCCACCACCGCCAGTGTACGGGTAGGCCGGACCGCCCTTGCCTCCGTTGAACCCTGTGGTGCCCGTACCGCCAGACCCACCGTTGGGTCCGTTGCTCTGGCTGCCGAAACCGCCGAGGCCAGCGTGCGCGATGACAGACGCCGCGTCGCCGATGAAGTTGGACAGCCCACCGGCCGAACCGTTCTGGCCACCACCGCCGGAGCCAGAGCCGCCAGCCCCACCTGCGCCGACCGTGAACGAGTAGTAGACGCCAGGGGTGACAGCCAGGAACGAGGCCCGGTACTCAGCGCCAGAACCACCCGTGCCGTTGTCGCTGTTGGATCCCGCCGCGCCTCCACCTCCACCTCCCCAGGCTTCAGCGAAGATCTGGAACACACCGGCCGGACAGAGCCAGCCCGAGCTGCTGCCGGAGTAGCTACCCGGCGTCGTGAACAGAACAGACCCGGTACCCATCGGGGTACCACCGGGCGAGACCGTACCACCCGAGCTACCGCCACCGCCCGCCACCGTGCCGCTGGGGTTGGTTCGGCCGGCACCGCCCGGCTCCTCCACGGAGTTGGGCGAGCCGGATCCTCCGAGCGCTCCGGTCGGGCTGTTCTGGATGGCCGCGAGACCGCCGTTGGCGATAACCTGCAGCGTGCCAGACGGGCCAGGCCCGAAGTAGGTGGACGGCCCGTTGTTCCCGGCTGTGCCGCCCGCCGCGACCAGGTACGGAATGACCTGGGCAGGAGCGGCCGGGAACAGGGTCTCGGCTGCGTACTCGGCGCCACCTCCACCGCCTCCGTTCCCGGTCGTCGTCATCGTCGCGCCGGGACCACCTCCGCCCCAGGCCTGCACGTTGAGGTAGGCTGTGCCGCCCGGCACGGTGTAGGTGCCCGAGCCGACCGTCGTGATAGTGGTCGGAGTGCCTGCCGTCGGAGCCTGCTGGAAGCTAAGCGTGGCCGGAGACCGGGCCGACCCGACGAGCCCGTACATGTTGATGAGCGAGGAGCGGACGACCGGGGTCGCTGTCTGGCTGCTCGGGTACGCCACGATGTTGTCGACGTACAGCGTGATCCAGCTCAGCCGCCGGACGCGGTCCTGCCGGTTAAGGATGTTGATGGAGTACGCCGTGACTGCGCTGTAGTCGAAGACTGTGTTGTTCTGCGGGATCGGTAGGCTCACGCGAGAGAAGACAGGGGAGCCATACGACGGCGCACACGGCAGCCGCACGTTGGCCCGGCTGAAGCTCAGCGTGTTACTGTTCTTGTCGGTCAGCGTGATGTAGATGTTGACGCCGGAGACCTTGCCGTGGTACTCCAGATATGGGTAGTACCGGCTGCCGAAGCCGAGGTACATCTGGATGGACGTCATGCTCGTCAGGTTCAGTGCAGACGAGAACGAGGTGCCATAGATGAAGTAGTTCTCCTGGCCGCCGAAGTCGCCAAAGAAGTCTGGGTCCCAGCAGCAGGAGTTGGGTCCGATGATGCACTGGTTGCTCTGCTGGCACTGCGGCGAACTGATCGTGGTGAAGCCGTCAATGGTGACTGGCGCTGGCGGAGCCGGAGGCGAGGCCGGTACCGGGCTGGCGAACTGCATCTGCGTCTGGACATCGGACCGGCCGTACGGTAGCGCCGGGATCGTCAGGACGACCTGCATGAAGTTGGCGTTCTTCTCCGCCAGGATGTCGTAGACCGGCGCGGACGGCTGCGCCCGGAAGCAGTCGATGATCATCGGCAGTGCCGTGCCCGTGCCGGGATCGCGGGTCCAGGTCATGGTCCAGATGTCCTGGTCTACGACGGACTCGAGAACCTCCCGGGCAGCCGCCAGGATCTGCCGGTTCGGAGCGACGATGTTGACTGGCAGCGTGATGGTTCGGTTGGAGGCCCGGCGTCCGAACGGACGCTCGCCATCCAGGATCAGCGAGGCCACAAAGTCAGTAGTGGGCTGCGGTGCGCCGAGGGCGAAGTTGGCTGCTGTCTGGAGCGAGAAGACCGCGCCGGGGCACAGCGGGTTGATACTTGGCGTCTCGGCTAGCAGCTCGATGCTGTTCCCGAGGACAAGAGAGTCAACCATTAATAACCACCCTGCGGGTAACGATTGCGGAAGGAGGCATTCCTGGCGCTCCCGTTGACTACTGCTCCGAGCCCGTTCGCCACGCCACCGGGCACGGCTGCGGTAACCTTCTGCAGCTTCTGGATCTCAGCGATGAGCTGGTCTATCTGTGGGTCACGCTGGGGCGTCCGCGGATCGCCGTGCATCATGCTGTTCATCATCTGCTCGGTCATGCCGTTCGGGTAGACCGACGCACCGCCCGGCAGCTTGACTAGCTCGCGGCCATGCTCACCGACTTCGGCCCAGCCAGCGCTCGTCGTACCGCCACCCTGATACCAGCCATACGATTCCTCGTGGGCCCAGGCCGCGCTGGGCGAGCCGTACCGCTGGCTGATGTAGTTCAGCATGGCGGTGATCTGCCCGGCCGCCGTGTTGACGTCACCGCCATACTGCGCATACTCAGACGGACCATTGATGAACTGGGCCAGACCGTAGGCGTTGCTGGTTGGGTTCTGGGCTGTCATGCTGAAGCCAGCCTCGCGCTCCTCCACGGCATACAGCGCATTCCACTCAGCGCCGGTCCAGCCCTTGGCCGCTGCCATCGACTTCATCATCGACTCAATGGAGCCGCCTGCCGTACCGGCTGCGCCTGCCACGCCGGTGGCTGCCTTCGTCGTCGCGTCTACGGCAGTCTTGAGGTGGTCGACGATGCCGTTCTTCAGACCAATCATCAGGTTCTTGCCGATGTCGTAGAAGACAGTCGACGGGCTGAGCACACCGAGGATCTTCTTGACGACACCGATGACGCCGGACGCGAAGCCAGAGAACCAGGACGTCACATCAGAGGCGATGGACTTGGCGCCGTTCCAGAAGTCCGTCAGCGCGCTCTTGGCGATGCCTTCCAGGCCCGAGCCGAGCGACTTCAGCGACGCCTCTATCTTGCCCGGGATGCCGGCGAAGAAGCTGACGATGGAGTCCCACACGGAGGTGACCGTGTTCTTGACCGAGGTCCAGGCGGCCGACAGGATGGACTCAATGGTGCTGATGTCAGAGCGCCAGCCCGATATCAGGTTGTTCCAGAACGTCGTGAAGAATGTGGCGACGGCGTTCCATATCGACTCCGCCGTATTCTTGATGCTGTTCCAGGCGTTGCTCAGGTCGGTCACGATACCGGCCACCGCGCTGGACACGAAGGACGATATACTGTTCCAGATCGACTTGAAGAAGTTGAGTATGTCGTTCCAGATGGACTGGATGAACGACCATATCTGTTCGTGGTACTTATAGATCACACCGCCGACGCCGAGCAGCAGGGGCCACCATTGTTCGGCGAAGGTGAGGATGTCGTTCCACACCTGCTTGATGAAGTTGACAATGTCATTCCAGATCTGCTGGATAAAGTTCCAGATCTGGGTGTGGTACTTGACGATGATGGCGGCCACGAGAATGACTGCAGCGATAGCAGCCGCCCACGGGTTGATCTCGAGCGCGATCGTCAGTGCTTTCCAGATGATCATCACGGCGGTGATGGCTGGGATCAGCGGCTGTAGCGCGCCGCTTATCAGCTTGACGACCCAGGTGATGATCTCGGTGATGGCCGGGATGAGCGGGACGAGCGCACCGATCAGGACCAGGAAGACACTCGACACCTGCTGGATGGCCGTCACGAGCAAGGTGCTGAGGAGCTGGACGATCGTCGGGAGGATCGGGGCCAGCCCGGTGACTAGCTCGTTGACGACAGCAGCCAGCGGCTTGACCGTGTTCTCCAGCGCGTCACCCAGGACCGCGAACACACCCTTGTTCTCGAGGATGTGGAAGACCTGGTCTAGCAGGTTGGCGAACAAGTTCAGGGAAGGCGTGATGCCCTTCAGCAGCGTGACCAGAGCGTCGAACGCGCCGACGAGGTCGCCCAGGATGGCCGAGGCCAGGCCCGCCAGGACGTTGCCGATGATGATGAGGAACGGGGCCATGTCCTTCAGCACGGACGCAGCAGCCGCGATAGCCGGGGCGAGCGCGTTGGCGAACACGCCGCCGACCTTCATCAGGATCGGGAGCAGCGCACCAACCACGGACAGCAGCGCGGTGATGACCTTCATGCTTGCGCCGACGGCTGGCGCTGCGGCCGTGAAGATCCCGCCGATGGCGGCCCCGGCCGTGGAGAAGAGTTTAGTGAACTGGCCCATCTCCGGGACCATCGCCTTGATGATCGCCTCGAGACCGGGCAGGATCCCGGCCGCCAGTTTCTCCAGCGCTTCGATCGCCGGGCCGAACGCAGGCGCGGCTGCCTGCATGACGCCGACCAGATCCTTGATGATCGGGATCAGGCCCTGGAAGATCCCGGCCAGCTGTGGCGCGACGGACTTCATGACGCCGGACAGCGCCGGGGTGATCTGCTTCAGGAGACCGGGTACCTGATCCAGTACCTTGCTCAGCGCCGGGATGATCGGCTCACCGATGGTGGTGAGCATCTTCTTGGCGTCGTTCTCAATGCCGGTGAACTGCGCCGTGAGCTTGGGGCTGTTCTTGACGACCTGGGCGATCATCTCGCCGATCAGCGCAACGCCTATGCCGACGCCCGCTATCCCGGCTATGCCCGGTAGGGTCGCAAGCGCGGTACCAATCGCGCCGATGATCGACGTCGTCTTCGCGTCCAGCCCGAGGATGCCTGGCCCCATGCCGTCGGCCAGGTTCTGGGCGAACGTCTTGCCCTGCTTCGTACCGTCGTTGCCGCCTCCGCCCATCCCGAGCAAGTCGGCTACTGTCTTGGCGATCCCGCTGGACGCGAGTGCAGACAGTACACCAGATGCGAACGACTTGCCAGTGTCGGTGCCGGCCTTCTTCGCGTCGTCCTGGTCGCTGTTGCTGCCGCCGAAGATCCCGCCGAGGACCCCACCGACAGCCGTCACCATGCTGGCCTTGAAGCCAGCCGCGTAGCTCTTGCCGTCGGAGGACCCGGCCGCCTTGGCTCCGGCGCTGTCGCCCGAGAAGCCAAGCGCGCTGCCGAGCATCGTGCCCAGTGTGGTCTTGCCGTTGTTCGTTCCGGCTGTCGTGGTCCCGGTGCTCGCTCCGCCCAGGATACCAGCAGTGCCCTTGGACAGAACGTTCCGCAGCATGTTCCGGAGCGTGCTGTCCGTGCCCGTGCCGATGATGCCGATGCCACCCGGCTGGCTGGCCTGGCTCTCGAGCTTCTTCAGCAGGGTGTTGTCTGTGCCAGCGATGCCGGGCGCGGCCGACGACGCCGAGGACGAGCCGCCCTTGACGCCACCGGCCGACACCTTGCTTGCCTTGTTGAAGGCGTTAGCGTAAGCCTTACCGGCAGCGGCCCCAGCTGCGGCCGCATCGGTCTTGGCCTTGCCGAGCCCGGAGGAGTCCGCTGTGGTCCGGATGGTAACGTCAACCAGGTTCACAGCAGATCACCTCCCGGCCCATTCTCCTTGTCGACACCCAGACCCTCGATCTTGAGAATCCGGATGATGCTGACGTCTTCCTGCAGTGCCTGGCTTGGCAGACACTTGAATCGATCACATATGGCCAGGATGGTTTTGACTTCGGCTAGTTCGTAAGGCTCGGCGACAACACTTCCATCGGGACGGGTGGCGCCGGGGAAGTCTCGGTATCGCTCGAGCCTGGCGGCAAAGGGGGAGCCACATCCGAGATGGCGCTCATCCATGCCATGACCATCGTCAGGATGAATCCGAGTTCCTGATCGACCACGCCTGTATAGCTGCACGGTTCTTCCGTTGCCTGGTCATTGTCATGCGCCGAGCATCTGGTACCCGGTTCGCCTGGCTCACCACTCAGCCGACAGATGGCATACTTGGCAGGGATCGCGGTGCCGTCTTCCTCTTCCAGGTTCCACTCAATGAGGGATCCCGCGAAGGTGCGGAACATCTCCTTGGCCTCCTCCTCGGAGACGACACCACCGGGTGCGCCTACCTTGGCTGCGAGACCAGAGATCTGGAGGAACTTCTCCAGGCTGAGGCTGCTCGCGCTGACCTCAAGCCCTTCGTACTCCTCACCCTCGAAGTGGAGCCGGTAGCCTTTCGGCTTCCGCCTGAACCCCTTCTTCTTGCCCATGTCCGCTCCTTCCGATTGCGGTCGAACTTAGGAGTGCGTGCCCCAGGTCGGGACGGTGCCGTCCGCCAGCTGCCCCGGAACCTGCCAGGTCAGCTCACCGGTGTTGGCGCGCGTGATCTGGTAGTCCGTGAACCAGCTGTTCACCTTGAGCTGGGGCAGCCCGGTTGTGGTGCCGACCGGGTCGATCTCGCAGGACCGGATGACGTTGGTGGACGTCACCGTGCTGAAGACCGCGTGGCTCAGGTTGGCAGCCGCGTTGAAGACGCCGTTCAGCGTGACGCTGTAGTCGGCCAGGAGCAGGATGCGCTCGTTGGCGAACTTGTCCACACCGGTCACGTCCTGAACGGCGCGCGGGGTGGTGAACTGGTAGTTGGTGACGTCGTTCGTGATGGTCTGCACGGAAGCCGCTGCATCCTGCACAAGGATGGCGCCACCGAGACCACTGGTCTTTGCCATGCTAGCCTCTCTCGATCGCTGTCTTCAGGTTGTCCTGGTGGTTGGCGAAGTCGTCGATCCAGTCTTCGGCGCTCCGATGGACTTGGGTCGGGGTGCCGCGCGGGTTGCCCCGCCAGTCACCGCCAACCACGAGGAAGCGAGGAGGCTTCCCCACAGGCACCCGATGCTCCTCGCTTCGGAAGCACCGGTTGCCCGGCTTGTAGACGAACTTGACGATCGTCAGGCTCGTGCGCTGGATGCTGAAGCCGCGTTCCTTGTCGGCCTTGCAGAACTCGTACTGCTTCAGCCCCAGCTCGGTGCTGAGGTCGAACGTAGACACCCAGCCGTAGAGGTAGGCTTCGCAGCCCGCCTCCTCGCAGGTGCCCTTCCGGAAGTGCGTCCGGAGCGGAGCGCTCCAGGCATATGTCTTGTAGCTGGCTGGCGGCATGGCCGGTGCCATCCGGCTGATGCGGCCGTGTCCGTACGGAACCTGGATCATGCCTGGCATCAGAAGCTCACCCCAGCGATCGGGTTGCGGTTGAACATGACGGCGAACACGGCGTTGGTGAAGGTGCCGGCCGTGTTCACCTTGAGGTAGGGCTGGACGGTTGTGGTGTTGCTGACCGCCACCCGCTTCGAGCCGACGGCTGTGAGCGCTGCGAAGTCGATCAGCGTCGTGTACGTGCCACCGGATGTAGCGCAGTGCGCGATGGTCACGTCCACGGAGGTACCGGTGAACGCCACGAGCTGGAGGTACGCCTGCGCTCCGAACGTTGTTGCGCTCGTCGTGTTGTCCTGGACGAACGTGCCGGTGGTGGCCGAGCCATCCGTGCGCAGCCCGGCCGTGAGCATCTTGCCCCACTCGAGACCAAACGAGTTGGCCTGTATTTCCACCTTGAGTGTCAGGTTGCCCGTGTTGTCGCGGGTCGGGTCGTAGTTGATCTGCTTGCCGTTGATGCACGCGGCCTGGTTCAGTATCGTCGTTCCGCGGAAGTAGGTCCCCACCTGGTCCGTCAGCGGCAGCCTGGACAGCGCGTCGTGCTCGAAGATCGGGTTGCCTGTCCCGCCATATTCGAAGTACGACGTGAACTGCATGTCGCCATCGCGCAGTCCGTTGATTCGCTGGTTGGCCGACTTGCTGACCGGGGTGACGTCGAGCAGGGCAGTAGGCCCACTGAGCGTGTCGACGCTCGCGACGTCACCGGAGAGGTCATAGCCGCCAACGTAGAAGTTGTCTCCGAGTCCACTTGACTTTGCCATTATGCCACCTGCTCGAACATGTCGTTGATGATTATCGGGATGGTGATCGTCATGACCCGGAACATCGTCCGGTCCAGTTCTATGTAGCCTGCCACGGCACCAAGGGGAGAACCAGCCATCCCGAGAAGATCAACGGCTCGCACATCGTCCGCTCCGCCTAGCTCAAAGTCACCGGAGAGGGCACCGATCACATCGCAGACGGCTGACGTCACCTGAGGATCAATGGCGTCATACGGCTGGCTCTTGAAGTCGGTGTAGATGCGAGCGTTGAGCACAACGACGCCGCTGGTAATGGCGAGCCCAGAGGAGCGCGTCGGCTGAACCGATTGCATCCACACGGCGCAGTGCATTCCTGTTCCGGGTGAGCTCTTCGGCTCGTGCGCATTCACCTGGTCGAACCGGCCCAGCCCCATGGCGAAGCTGACGACCCGGTCCAGTACGTCATTCACAGCGGCGTCGTTGAAGTTGCTCACCAGAAATGCAGCTCCTCAGCGAGCGTCTCGAATTCCCTGGCGATCATCTCTTCGGCCTGGATCTCAACCTCGGGATCCTGCGGCGGGTGTAGCTCGGCCCGGGCACGCAGCGCTCCCGCCCGCGTCAGGAGCGCTTGCTCCACCGGGATGACGCTGGCGTCCAGGAACTTCTTCCGCTCGGTGCGGCGCGGCTGGCTGATCATCCCCGACCTCCCGGCAGGATCCGGCCGTTCCGCACGGCCTGCTCCACTGGCGACATCTCGGCCACCTGAATATGCATCCGACAGGCTGGGACCGTGACGCACGCCATGATCATCTGGCCGCCGATGTTCTGCTGCTGCCAGGCCGGGGCCATCGTCACTGCCTCGTTCACTGGAGGTCCCTCGGTCCCGTCCACGATCTGCCCGCTCTTGATCTTGTTCTCGTGCAGTACGCTCTCGCTCGTGCATTGTAGACAGTCCATTCCGCTCTCCGCTCTACCTGTTCATCTCTTCTACGAATGGCATCATTGCCTCTTCTCCCAGAGCGCTGGCCTGCAGGTTGAGTGCCTGCGTGGCCCGCCTGAATCCCTGGTATCCTGAGAACCTTGTGCTGCTGTTCCTGGAGCCCGTCCCTTCTAGCCACGGCCCGTAGGTGGCGAGGTCGCTCGTGACCGTGGTCTCTGTGGAGCGATCCTCGACGACAGCCATCGTGTATGACTTGTCGTTGCTGAAGGTGGTGAAGACCTTGCTGTCCTCGATGGTCTTGATGGACCGCAGGAACTTACCGCCAGTGTCGTGCTTGATGGTGGCCATGAAGTTGGCGCGGATCAGCCCTTCGCCTTCGGCCGCTATGCGGCGTCGGACCGCGACCTCGCCGTTGTCCAGGCTGCGCTCGGCGTCGCCGTTGAAGAGCGCGCCGCTTGTGCTGACCGTGACGTCGCTCATTGCGGGTGGCTCTCGACCGGTAGCTCCGGCAGGCCCGTGCCGCCGTAGCTGGCCATGGCCGCGCTCATGCCGCCGTAGTCGGTAGCGAAGTTGGCGTAGATGCTGTAGATCAGCGTGATGAAGATACCCAGCTTCAGCCACAGCGTCGGCAGCCCGAAGAACAGGGCACACACGAGAGGAAAGTTGATGAGCCAGTACACGGAGCCGTAGAGGTGCACCTTGTACTGGGTGTGTGGGTTGGTCTCGAGATCCTTGATGATGTGCTTCAGCCAGCCGTGCGGCATGGGGTGAAGCTGACGGGCGTGCTGGACGCGGAGCGCCGCTACCTCGGCCCGCACCTTCTGCAGCTCGATCAGGACGTCCTGCTCAGTGCTCATATGACTCGTGTCCTTGCCTTGCGGGAGTAGTGGGAGTTGGCAACACGGTTACGCAGGTCCGGGAGCCCAGCGCCGGGCGCAGGTTCGCCTTGAGCGCTCGGCTGCATTGGCGCGGAAGCTCCGCCGTAGGCTCCCGGCTCCTGCGACAGCCAGACGACCGCTTCCGCGATGGCCAGCTGGCGTATGAGTCCCGGCGTCTCGTCTACCGAGATCGCCGCGCCGCTCGTGTGCGTGGCCGCTACTGAGCCGAGCGCGCCACGGAGAACGCTGAGGGAGCGCCGCGCCCAGATGGTCCCGCCCGTGTGAGAGGACAGCACGCTCGCATCCCAGCCGCGCTTGACGATCAGGTTGTTCCCCTGGATGCTCTGGATCAGCAGCCACTCGCTGTCGACCTGGATCGTCTCGTCCTCAGCGAACTGCGTACCATCCGCCACGTTGACGATGTTGTCGTTGGCCTGGGCCGTGCTCAGCCCGGCGAACGAGATCGTCGTGTCAATGTAGTGACTGCCGGTCACGATCATGCGCTCGGAGTCGATGTTCATCGTGTCGCCGACGCCGACGCTGACGCCATCGCTCACCGTGACCGTCGTGGCGCTCGTGCTGCTCACGGTGGCCGCGAGGGAACCGGCCGGGCGGACGCGCTGCCAGTAGCCGAAGGGTCCAGTGATCGCGATGTCCAGCTGCGGAGTCTCGTTGTAGCCGAATGCGCTGTTGGTGTCGCGCCGTAGCTCGATGTAGGTCCAGGGCGGACCGGAGTTGATCGGTTGCATGATGTACGAGCCGACCGGGATCACCACCGGGATCGGAAGCAGAGAGCCGGTCACGAAGAGGGACGGAGTGCCCGCCATCTCCTTGTTGTCCAGCCAGATGCGCCACGGGTAGGCGTACTGATAGTTGGGCCAGTCAAAGCTGTGGGTCGTGGTCTCGTAGAAGAACTTGCGCTGGGTCAGACTGTCAACAGCTTCGGCCCCGGACAGGACGGCACGATCTATCCGCTCACGGCTGTATGCTGCCTGCCGTATGTCGAGAGCGCGCATGACTTCTTCACGCGTGCAGTAGCACGGTCGATAGATCGATGCCATCCTGTGCCTTGCTTTCTTGCCGAGAACACCGAAGTGTGGGATAGGCGATATTCAGTTAGGGGATCAGGAAGCCGCCACCTTGCGGTGACTCCTCGCTATATCCCTGGCCCGCCGTAGCTTCCGTCTGCGGAGCTGACTCCGCCGAAGAGTCCGATGGGCTCTGTCGGTCGGATCCAGTCCTTCGGGTACTGCCAGCCGTCGAAGGTGCAGAAGCTAATACTTGCTTGGCTGGTTGGCCCGGTTCGGAGGGGTTCCCCGCACCTTGGGCACGCGACTGGCGGCCGGTTGTTGTAGAACTCCCACTCTTGGCGGGCGTCTTTCCTGATGTCGAGGAGCTCGTACCAGCTGATGACTCTTCCTCCTTCGCGTCCTTCTCGTCGGCGGCCACGGCGCGCTCCAGCTGCTTCTCCTCAGCCTTGCTGATCTCGCCGCTGAGGTCCTCGATGGGTGGCGGGAAGTAGTGGACCTCCTGCTCACCTTCGGGAGCCGTTGCGTTGCTGTAGCCCCAGCTATGAGCCTTTGGCATTCTTGTCCTCCTTCGGCTCGGCCGCCAGCTCATCGACCTCGCCTTGCTTTGGCAGGCCAGCTTCCTGGTCAGCCTCTTCGTTCGGGTTGTCCTTGGGGAGCTTGCAGCCAGGACACCACTGGACGTCCTGAAGGATGTTGCCGGTTCCGCAGTTGGGACAGTTCCAGTACACGATGCCTCCTAGAGCGCCGTGACGGTGGCGGCCGAGTCATAGGGCAGGTAGCTCATCGCCCAGCTCATCGCGCCCGTTGTGGTGGCGCTTGTGCTGATGTTGATGGCTCCCGGTCCTACAAGCAGGGCAGTCTGGTCATCGATAGAGGCACCGCCGATAGCGACGAGGCCCGCGCTCGCTCCGACCACGAGAGCCGCCACAGGCATGGCCACCGAGACTAGCGTCCCGACGGCTGATCCGTTGATGGCCGTGGCCGTAGCGATCGCAGCCGCTTGAAGCGTTCCGCCGCTGGGCGTTACCCCTACCGATAGCGTGGTGGCCGTAGCGCCAATCACGGTCGTAACCTGACCCACGAACGAGGTCAGCAGGATACGGCCACCACTCACGGTGAACAGGTTCTGGGAGGTTGTGGCTGGGATCGTCTTGGCAGCGCCAGAAGCGAGCAAGCCATACGTGGCCTCTCGGAGCTGGGTACCAGTCGGAAACACAGACACGATGACCTCCTAGTTGGTCGTGACCGACGCGCCACCTTGCGGTGACAGCGGGACCCAGTCAAGGATCCAGGTGATCGCCCCGGTTGTTGAGGCGTCGGACGACACGGTGATGATCGTGTTGGACACTTCCAGCAGCATCAGGGAGCCAGCCGCAGCGGTCGCAGTGATCGGAGCAGGCAGGGCACCCCCGAGAGCAGACGGAGTGTTAACCACCGCGCCGACCGCCGTTGCGTTGAGCGCCACTGCTGGCGCCGCTGCGATGGCGGCCGGGCTGCCGGTGACCCCGATCGTGAGGTGCTGCGCGACCGCGCCGAACACGGTCGACACAACGCCCACCAGATCACACAGGATCGAGCCGGTGACGGTGAAGAGACTGATGGTGTTGGTTTGGGGATTGGTCTTCCCCACGCTGACGTTGCACTTGCCGGGATCCGCCCTGCCGTGGCTCGTGTCAACGGCGCGTAGGGTGTAACCCCTAACGGTCGAGGACACTCAGGCTCCCAGGATCTCCAGGTTGGCCGGGCCACGAGCGTGGACCAGGTCGTACGGGACCACCGAGCACAGGCCGGAGCCCGTCGCGGTGCAAGTGATGTAGTCGTTGGGGTCCGACATCTCCGAGGTGAAGATGTGGAACACGGAGCACGTCGCGGTCGTCAGGCCGGTCGTGGTGCCGTGCGTGTAGGTGGCGATCGGACCAGACGAGAACGGCGCGACGCCGCTGACGTAGGCCAGCTTGTTCCAGGCAGCGGTGCCGTTGGTCGCCGTGGTCCAGTAGACGTTCTTGATGCACGCCAGGTTGGTGTACGTGCCCGCGAACGAGCTGGACTGAGTGACCGTGATGACAGCGGTGCTGCCCGTGACCACGACCATGACGCCGGAACCGCCACGCATCTTGAATGCGTTGCCCGACGCGATCGGGATCACGTTGACGAGGCGACCGAGCGCCTCCATTCCTGCCATAACCTTCTCCTTGAAAGTGGGCGTTACTGCACTTCTGCTAACTCACCAGCAGGGGTTTGAATGCCTGCTGGCTACCGGGACGCGAGCTGGACGAACGGGGTGAGCGTGTTGGAGCTGTTGTTGTGCGGGGTGATCGCGCTCTGGATCCACGGCCGACCGTCCAGCCGCTCGATGACCCGGAACGCGGTCTTGTCGTTCTGGAACTTGTAGTGCTCGCTGCTCATCGACTGCATGACCTGTCGGTCACCGATGAGGTAGTAGCCGAAGTCCACGAAGGAGATGTCGCCGGTCGTGCCCAGCGGCGGGGTCTTCTCCGTGAAGTACACCGGACGGCCCAGGATGTTGACGGGCGGGGTGTCGGTGCCGGGGTCCGTGTAGTTGCCCATCCAGACCGGCCCACCACCGGTGCCCACGGACAGAGCCATGGTCGCCAGTTCTGGGAAGGTGTCGATGGAAGCGATCCACACGGCGCGGCCCAGCGCGGTCGGCAGCATGCGGGAGTACATGCTGATGATGTTCTCCCACACGATGGTGTGGCTGGCCTGGCCGGACTGCGCCGCCACCTGAACGGAGGCCGGGCAGTTGACGAAGCCGAGCGGCTCACCGACGCCGGTGCCCGTCATGAACGCGATGTCCTCGAACCAGGCGATGGCGCGCGGGAAGATCGTGTCGAAGAACGAGCCGAACGCCGGAGCGTCCGCCAGCAGTTCGTTCGGCACTTCCGCGTAGCCAGTGAGCTTCTTCGCGTCCAGCACGACCCGGCCGAACGACGCCTGCGACTCCACGAGCTGCGCCGCTTCCTCCGTCCAGTAGCAGACCACGCCACCGAACACGGAACTGACGTTGCTCGTCACGTCGATCATCGGGATCGGGACCCGCAGCGAGTCCATCGGGATGACCTGGGCGCGAGGGCGGACCACCGCGTCCTCCAGCGCGACCTGCAGGATCTCGGACCGCAGCACCTCGGGGATGAGGAAGCCACCGTCGGCGGGAACCTCGGAGCCGAAGCTGTTCTGGATCTGCAGCGCGGCCGAGCGCTTCTTGCCAAGCGTCTGGCTGTTCTTCAGCGTCTCGAACCGGGGCCAGATGGCCTGGAAGAACTCCGAGGTGCTCTCGAAGTTCAGGTCCTCGCCGCCGTGGTTCTTGAGCTCGTTCTCCAGCTTGGCGCCGTAGCTCGCGTTGTTGTAGGCCGCACCCTTGCCGTGGCTGATGCGCCGCATGTCGGGCTTGCCCGGACCCAGCTTGTTGGCCATGTTGCTGAGGTCCAGCCGACGGGAGTTGATCCCGTTGCTCTGCATGAAGTCGGCCAGGCCCAGCTGCACCTGGTCCTTGATCTGCCGCTGCAGGTCGTTGTCCTTGTCGACCGTCATCTGGGCGTACGCCTTGATGAAGTCCTTGAACTTGCCCGGCTCCGTCATCATGTTGCGGACGTTCGTCGGGTCGCCCAGGAACTCTTCCAGTTCCTCAGGCTTCGTGGGGATGGTCATCGTCATCTTGGTGCGCTCCTCTCAGAGCCTAAGTTCCCTGGCGATGCGGTCGAAGTCCTCCGCCGACAGGCCGAACGGGTTTTCGAGACTGGCGCTTGGCTCCCAGTCCGGGTTGACCTGCTTCATCAGCCCTTCGAGCTTGGACTGAGCCGCCTCCTTGTTGACGAGACCCTGAGTCTGAGGCAGCCGACTCAAAGCGTTCTTGACACCGGCCGCGTTCGGCGCGGAGTTCGGGGTATAGCGGTACGGCAACGCCCACGTTGCCTGCACGCTGGTGTCGCCGGAACGCTTCCCGGCGCAGATGCCTGCGTAGAAGCCAGCCGGGTTGTCGGCATTGGCCGCGTTGCTCATGGCCTTGCCGCCATCCCACGGGCTGTTGTCCACGGAAGCGTTGGTGATGTCGATGCGGTTGCCGTAGGAGTCCAGCGGCTTGCCCGGAACGGACTTCTTCTGGGTGCCGTCCGGAGCCCAGTGGCTGTGGTCCGTGTCACCCTCTGGCGTGCTGTCGTCATCGCCGTTGCCGTCCGGATCCCATGCTGCATGGTGGGAGTGGTCGGCGTCGTTGTCGTGAGTGTGGCTGTGGTTGTGCGTACCCTCGGCCGCGTCCTGCTGACCCTGCCCGTAGTGATCGTGGCTGTGGGTGCCGGACATCGGAGCGTGGGTTTGCTGGTTGGCGTTCACGAGAGAGGGAGCGGAGCGCGTACCGTCCACCCGGAACGCTCCACCCAGATCCCACTTGTCCCCTGGCGGCTGCGTCAGGTTGACCTGGCGGCCCGCACCGGAGTCAACCAGACGGTCGGCCAGCCCGGCCTCGATGGCCTCGGCGCTGTCGTACCACGTCTCGGCCTTCATGATGTTCCGCCAGTAGTCCTGCGGGTGGCCGGTGTGGTCGCTGTAGATGTTGGCGATGTTGTTGCTCGTCCTGTCCAGCAGCTCAGCCAGTTCCCGGAGGTCCTGGGCGTTGCCGATGGCCATCCCGAACCCATCGTGCACCATCATCTGGGCGTTCCGTGCGATCAGGACCGGGTTGCCCGCCATCGCGATGACGCTTGCGATAGAAGCGGCCAGCCCGTCGATGATGACGGTGACGTCCTTCCGAGCCAGCAGCGCGTTGTAGATCGCGATGCCGTCGAACACCTCACCGCCCGGCGAGTTGAGGTGGACCTCCACAGGCCCGTCAACATTCGCCAGGTCCCGGATCATGTCGCCAGCCGACACCCCGAAGTAGCCGATCTCATCGTAGATGTGAAGCTGAGTCGGTCCGTTGACCTGGTTGCGAATCCGGTACCAGTCGTTCGACTTCTGGTGCAGAGCGTACTGTTTCCTGGACGTTCGCCAGGGCGTGTTTCGACTCATGCCTCCTCCTTGTTCGGTTCCTTCGGCGCTGCCTCGGCGGTGGCCTTTGCCGGTGTCTTGCCGGGCAGCTTGTCGCCGGGATGGTAGTTGTTGGCATACCTGATGTTCCCGGCGTCGTCGTGGTAGATGATCCTCATTGTGGCGGCGCCATTCCCTGGTTCCTGAACCACAGGACCAGCTCGGCCCGGATTGGTCCGGGGATCTTGGATGCGCTGGTCTCGCCCAGCTGGATCTTCGCGCCGTTGTTGGCGCGGTCCAGATACCAGGCGGCCAGCTCGGCAAACCGCTCAGCCTGGAAGTCGCTGTCCATCAGCCCGCTGGCAGACGGGCTCGTGAACTCAGGGTTGGTGCCCCGGATGGTGCCATCATCAATGGCGTCAGAGATCTTGTCGCTGATGGCCAGGAACTTGGGGTCCTCGCTCAGCCAGGTACCGTCGCCCTTGGGGTCGGCCGAGAAGTCAAACGCATGCATCATCTCGTGCAGCGCAACGTGCTTGACGCTCTGGGTCTTGTCCCGGATGGTTCCGTCCACGACCAGGTGGCCGTCCTCGTCCGCCGCGCCTAGCGTCTCGGAGTACCGCTCGCCGACGATGTTGTCGACGTCCTTGTTGTCGCCGATGCGGACCTGCTCGCCGCGCTTGGCCAGGACGTCGTTGATATGAGGGTTGAGGTCAGCCAGGGCCTGGTGCACACTGGCTAGCATCTCCTCGCGTTGTTTCGGGTAGTCAGCGAAGACAGCCTTAGAGACCGAAACGTCTGGACCCACACCGTGGGTGCCCTGCTTCTCCCACTTGGTTGGGTCAACCGACTCCGGCCAGATGGCCTGGCTGCGGTTGTTGGCCCACACCTCTTCGGAGGCCGGGATCTTGGCGCCGGTTCCCTTGTACTCGTGCTCCTTGTAGATCTCCTCGCCCTTTTGCTCCCACTCCTGTTCGCCGCCGAGCCACTTGCCATCGTCGCCGCGCGGCTGATCCGGTGAGTACGCGAGGACGATGTTCCAGAACATGTCGTCCAGGTCGGGCGGGTTGGGCGGAGTGCTCTGGTAGTACTCGTTGCGCACTCGTGTGCGGTTGCGCTGCCACGACGCCCGGCTGCTGCGCCACGGGTACGGGTTGCGGATCACTGGTTCACCTTGTGCCCGTTGCCGTTGGCCTTGATCTGCTTGACTGCCTGCTCGACGAGCGCCGTGACGCTGAGCAGGTTGGTCTGGGCGGGCGCGCTGTCGCCGCCTGGCGAGCCGGGGTCGCCTTCCGGAGCGGGCTGCGACGTGGATGGCTTGGGAGGTGTCGGAGCGCCGGGCGCGGCCGGTGCGCCGGGAGCCCCAGCCGGAGCGGCCGGTACCCATCCGGGTGGCAGTGCTGGTTCGGGCGTGGCCTTCTCGACCACCTTCATGTCTGGCAGGCCGACAGCCTCCAGCACATCGTTGGGGTCATATCCGGCGGACACGAGGACGGAGGCAGCCTGCGTCTTGGACGTCAGCTCCTCGTTGGCCTCTTCCCGGTTCTCTGGGTTGGGGTCCGGGAAGTCAAACTGGTAGACGTCCTCCGCGTTGAACATGCTGAGGAACTTGGAGTTGAGCGTGTTCTTCAGCCGGTTGAGGCGCGGCACCTCGTGCCAGGAGATGTGGACTTCCTGGGCAGTCTGGGCGTTGGCCCGGTTGACGTCTGTGCTGCCACCGAGCATCGCCTCATGGACGCGGTACGCCTGCCGGATCATGTCGCTCGTGACGCGCCGCAGCTCGGCGAACTGCATGTCCTGCATGGAGTAGGTGTTCGGGGTCCACGCTGCGCCTTGCTCCAGGACGCCTACCCGGTGCCCGCGCGCCACACCCTGATGCTGCTCACGCCAGCGGTCTGTGAACTCGTTGAACTCCTCATCCGACAGCCGCTTGCTGAAGGTTACGATCCCGCCCGGTTGTGCGGAGTTGAGGAAGAAGTTCCGCGACCACTCCGCAGAATACTTCGCGGCATCAATGTCCACAAGAACACTCTGAACCGCGCTGAGACCGCGAAAGTAATCAGTCGGATGCGGGTAACGGAGCTGTATGACCTCACTCGCTGCGAGTGGCACAGCCTCACCGTTTGGGCCTGTGTAAATCCAGCCCTTGAGAAATTGCTGCGGATCGGGCACCGGCTCCATGCGGTCTGGCCGCACGGGCCACATCTCCGTCGGGACTCCCTGTCCACTTGGACCCCTGTCGAGGACCCAGTACCACTCACCGGCCAGCTCCATGTGCTGCCAGCCGATCTCACGGAACTCCGGCCCAGTCATGAACGGGTTGGGGTTGTTCCACAGCTTCAGTGCCTGGTGCTGCAGGACCTCAGTGCGCTGGTCGCTGCCGACATCGCTCTTGGAGTAACGGACGCGGGCGTCGGTGGGGGTCTTAAACAGCTGCCATCCGCCATAGGCTTGGCTGCCGGTGGAGAGAAGCTGGACGATTGCGAACAGCGTTCCCTGGAGCCCCATCGAGCTCATCATGGTAAATCGGTCTTGAATGCCAGTTCCATACAGGCCGCTCTGGCTACCGCCCCACTTAGAAGCAAGTGGAACCGGTGACCCCTGATTCAGCACTTTGCCGATCAGGGACTTTGGGATTTACGTCACCACCCTCCTGGCTGCCATCTGCTGGAGCATGTTGTCATGGATGGTGTCGACCCGAGCCCTGGCGTTCGCTGACTCGTACGGGTTGCTCACGATGGTGAGCTGGTTGTCCTGCTTCGTCTCGCCGCCCGTCGACCAGTTGGTCGAGCCGGTTGCCACATAGACCCCATCGACGATGAAGGTCTTGAGGTGCATGATGGCGCCGCGCTCGCTATGACCGATGGCGATGCTGGTTGCAGGGAAGTCGTTCTTCGTCAGGATGGCCTGCTCAGCCTTCCCGGCCGCCTGGGTCTTGTCCAGGCTCAGCTGAACGAAGACACCCGGCTGGTCTATCTTGGCCCGGATGATCTCAGCCAGCTCCTCGTCGTCGAAGCCGTACATGGCAACCACGACGGAGATGGTAGCGGACTTCAGCAGCGCGGCCAGCGCGCCGTGCACATCATCCACCGGTGACCAGAACGTCCGCGAGGTAGCAGGCCAGGTCTTCGGCCACCCCGCTTTGCTGTACTGGTCGAGGTCTGTGAGGGATGGCAGCACTAGTCGCTCACCTTCCACTCGAAAACAAGCACCAAGATACCACCAACAAGCAGCCCACAAAAGAGCGAGTGTAGGAAACATGCTGCGTCGATAGATCCGAATCCCACCAATGTATAGGCGTGATCCTGCAGGTGTGCTCGGAGTGGGCGAGAACGGAGCTTGGCCTGGGTCCTGAGGCTGGCTGCGAAGCCTCCGGCGCGCTCCCTGATGCGACCCAGCCGGGTGGGAGCCTGGGCCTGCGGCAGATACGTCACAGGACCCCCAGAGCCCACAGCAAAGCCAGACAGATGACGGCTGCCAGAACGGCTGCAAACAGTTCGGCGCTCATACCGTGAAGCTCCTGTAGATCGGGCGGATGCCGAAGTCCTTGTGGGCTACGACATACCGCATCGCGTCAGCGCCGTGGTCGTCTTCCTTGTGGGGCTGTTCCTTCTTCTTGCTGGACCACACGTACGCGGGCAGCTCTTCCATCGTGCACGTCGGGCGACCGGCGTCAGCCAGTTCCTGATCGCGCTCCACGAGGGCGGAGCGGAGGATGAAGAGGCGCGGCTGGCCATCCGGCTGAAGCCGCAGCCTACGCTGCACGCTCTCGATGCCTTCCAGCACTGACTTGTGCGCCGGTTCGGTGCTCTGGCCGATGCAGTCCTCGAGAGTGGCGCGACCTTCCGCGTCGTGGTCGCAGACGATGCTGCGCGGACGCGGCTCGATCCAGGAGTCGTACTCGTTCCGCACCAGGTCCAGGATCTTCTTGGCGTGCTGGTCAACCGTCCGGTGCGTGTGGTAGATCTCCCGGTACATCCACAACCGGCCGTCGCCATCCTCCGCCCAGAACTGGCACACGAACGGGTTGGTGTAGCCGAAGTCCACGCTCCAGTAGCGCGGCCAGCTCATCGGGATGCCGGAGCTGTCTACGTGCTCCGTGGTGACGCGCGGCCCGTCGGTCAGGTGGACCTGGCCCCAGTCTTCGTAGATGACGCCTTCGGCCGCTACCCATCGTCCCAGTCGCAGCCGCTGATACCGTACGCCCGACAGCGCGTCCAGCTTCGAGATGTAGGCGGCACCCTTATCTGTGATGACCCCATCCCCGGTGAAGAGGATGGGGTTGTCCTCGTGGCGGCTCTCCAGCATGAGAGTCTTGCCATTGTCAGCCCGCTGCTTCAGCCAGTGTTCTGGGGATTGCGGGTTGCAGTCTGCGATCAGCTGCTGGAACGTGATGCGCCAGTTCCGCAGCCGGGTGGTGATGCTCTCCCAGTCGTTCTCTGTCAGCTCCGTGGCCTCCTGGACATAGACCACGTCGTACTCCGCCGACATGATCTTGCTCACCTTGTCCAGCCCGCCGATGGAGACGACGCTGCCGTTCTTGTACTGGTAACTCGCAGGCTCCTGCGCGCTGCCGCCGTAGTACACGACGTCGCCGACCTCAATGGCCTCCTTGGCGACGAACCTTTGCCAAGTCACGAGGGCAGTGCTGCTGAGCGTGACCGCAGCCTTCCGAGCGATCAGCCCGCGTGCCCCGGGATTCAGTAGCATCATGATGTGGAGCTTCTCAAGGCAGGCCCGGCTCTTCCCTGTCCCGGCCGGGCCTGCGACGAGCACCTCAGGATCACGAGCGTTGAACAGGTCAGCACACGCGCCGCGCGGACTGAACCTGTGCTCCGTGATCGCTGGCATTGTCATGCGGCGATCTCCCGCTCGAAAGCAGTCGCCAGCCAGGGATACTCATTCGCTAGGCGGATCAGTATCTTCCGGCGTACGTCCTGCAGGAGTCCCTCTTTCCACATGGCATCATTTATTGCCTGAGCCGCCGCACCCGCGAGCGGAACGGATGCGGCGACGTCTGTGACGGCGATCGTGGCCGGGTGCCAGTCTGCGCAGTTGGGGCACCGGTTTACCAGGACTTGCGTGCCCTCGTCCCGAACCTTGGTGCGCCACAGCACGAAGCAGTACTGGCACGCCGGCAGCGATCGGCCTTCTATCCTGCAGAAGATAAGCTGGGCAACGATGCCCGTACACCCCGGTGAGCGCACCTGACAGGCTTCTTGCTCAGGCGTTGTGTAGAAGGACTGCCCCTGCGCGTCCACCGGCGGAGATCAGGCGGCCGGAGTGGGTGGGGTGGGGTCTACGGGTGTGGTCTCAGGAGCCGGGACTCCTGCCACATCGGACAGTGGCGGTGAGGCAGGGGCCGAGGCAGTGCCGCTGTTAGCCGACCCGGAGCCAGCAGGGCTCACAAGTCCTCCGCCACCTCCCCCACCGCCAGCTCCGCCAACAGCCGTGCTGCCCTGTCCGCTGGACAAGCTGCTGCCACCCTGCCCGCCGTAACCGCTGGCGTAGGAGTGCTGCACAGGGGCCAGCGTTGCCGGCTGGGGCATGTACTTGTCGAACTTGCCGTCCTTGAACATCTGCTCGACGTACGGGAGCAGCGCGTTGATCGTCTTCTCGCCGGGCGCGTTGGGCACCGCGTAGACGCCGAGGGCTCCGGCGACACCGACGACGATGCCGACCCAGTGGGTGTGTGAGTAGTAGGTGCTGAGGTAGGTAACCGCGACGGCAGCCACACCGGTGAGTGCCTTCCGATACTCTCCGAGCTTGCTCATTGAAGCGCTCCTGGATTTTCGGTATCTATGACATAATGGACAGTTTGTCCAGTTCGAGCCGGTGCCTGAGCACGCTGCGGGTATGCACCCAGTTCGTCTGCAGCCTGCTTGAAGATGTCGAAATAGAGCTTGAGCATGTCGCGATGAGAGCGGGACCAGCGGATGCCCTGGTGGCGCATGTCCGCCAGGAAGTCCCTGATCTCCTCGGCCTCGTTCTGATACTCCGCCAGCCGGTTCTGCTTCTTGGAAATCCAAAGGCCAGCCGACTCAATAGCCAGCTGGCCTGCCAGCGCCGCTCGGACCTCGGCGATCTCGCCTACGTGCGCTGTCGCGAATTCCTTCACGTCCGCCTGGGTGACGCCTTCTCGGTGGGCTAGTTCCCGGTGACTCAGCTCATTCATCGCCAGGTCAGCGATCAGCCGAAGCCTCTCGTGTCCCTTGAGCTCGTCGTCCAGAAGGTTCGTCCCGCCAGCCGGTTTGCGGCGTGACGGGACGTACGGGTGTGCGTCGTCGTGGTGATCGGTTTCCGCAGACCGGGACATATTTGCCCTCCCGAGGCAGAAAGGTACCCTACGGTCTGCGATTTCGCCTAACTTGCTTTTCTACCGGCCGCGCGCTTGTTCGCCTTCCGAGGACTTCCCTTGGTCCTACCTGCGGCTTCTTTGGTCGAGGCGGGCTGTCCGTTGCCCGACCGGCCGAGCGGGACCCGGCCGTCTCGCCGCTCGCTAGGCCGGATCTCCGGCGCGAGCGTGTTCTGCGGGACGAAGGTGGTCGGACCCATGCCCATATCGCTCATAGGACAGGGACAATGGCGACAGATACACCTCTGATTGGCCGTGTCCCAGCATTTCGAGCACTTGCACCAGCAATTTTTGAGCGGAATGGGCTCGTAAGCGCCAGTGACGAGGATGCACAGGGGATCGTGGCCCAATCTGGGCCTCTGGACGGGTGCGTGAACGTCGTTGACGATCCAGGAAGCCGTGTTCCTTCGCGACATGGTGCGCCTTTCGTGAGAAGATGAACAATGCGGACAGAAGAGCGATGACAACGGCGTCCCAGAACAGGGTCACCCATGCTGTGTGGCTAGGGCCACTCGTGTTGTAGAGCCCAACTGAAGCGCCGCATGCGAACGCGCCGGAGATCAGCGCCACTACGCCCGGTGCCCGGTCGGGATCCTTGGGGTGGTGGTGCCTGCCCTGTGTCGGGGCCGGCAGGCCGACGCTGTCGGCTGAGCGAGTATGTCTGCGCCTGTGGGACCTGACGTCTGAACCAGAATTGGTTCTTACGGGCATCGTCGGCCATCTCCTGGTAGGTGTTGGCGGAATCCCGGAAGCCCATTAGCCGTTCGGTCTGGGCCAGGGCGTCGCACTTGATCGCGGCGGACGAACACATGCTGCTGATGGTGGTACTATCGTCCATGCTCTTCCTACTCATGCTGGCTGTGCCAGCAAGTTGCCCTAATCGTTTCTGCGGGTTGTGTGGGTGCGGTGTGTGCGGTGCGGTTAGGCCGCCAGTACAGTCGCCGCCAGCCTGTGCCTACACAGGACCTCGTTGTGGGTGTGCTGGGCAGCCGGGCACGTACAGGAGTGGTCGGTGACGACGTACAGGACGTTGGGGTCTCGTGTGCTGGGGCAGGTCCAGTAGCCTGGCTTATTGGGTACTGGTGTTAGGAGTCCCTCCCTCAGAAGTTCGGCCGCTGTCACGCATGTGATCTTTCTGCTGAACGTGCTCAGCGCTGTCACCCCGGCCATGACCAGCTTCTCGCAGTGCTCGCCGTATGGCTTCGTTGACTGCGTCGCGTGCCCACATCTGTGGCACATGTTCGTCATAGGTCATTCCGCCTTCTCGATGCTCAGCACGCCGCTGTTCATGGTCCCGGCCTTCTCGCCGCGCTGCCAGGCACTGACGCTCAGGTCCTGATTGATGTCTGTGGTCATGATGTCGATGTGTCCGTCGTGGATCTCAATGGTGATCCAGTCAGTCTGCACGCGTGTCATTGCCGCTCGCCTTCTCTGTTCGCCTTCGCTACGCTTGAGTATACCGCGTGTCGGTTGCGCGCGCTACAGCATTCCCTACTGTTGCGGTAGGGATCAGTTGATGCTGTAATGTACTCAAATGGATGTGCACACCACTCGTGAACCTGTGCGGGACATTTTGCAGCGCAGGCAGCACCCAATACATCTGCGACAGAGACCACACAGAGCACTGCAAACAACTGGCCATGGTAGTACCACTGCCATGACAGTCCCATGCACATGGCGTAGCCAATGTGCAGTCCCATGCACACCAGCATGCGACGCAGCAGACGACCACAACCGGCGCACACGAAGGTCAGCGATGCCCCAAGACAGTCGCACTGCGCTCAATTACTGTACGTAATGGGCGCGCAGAACTCCACATCGTTATCCGCGCTAAAGGTAACACCTTTCCGCCGCTAACCATATACAGTTTGCCTAGCAAAGGACTGTAGCAGACACGCGAAGGCAGGCCGATTTCGATTACGTAGCGTAACACTGCACTGCACACTGCAAAAGGCGTTTTCTACAGCGGAAATAAATGTGGACGTGGTGTGCGACGTCGTCGAACTTAGAAGGTATATCCCCCCTTACTGTACCTACTATACCTTCTAACCTCTATACCAGGGGTTATTCATTTCCTGTACTGCACTTTCGAACTTAGACGGTAGAGTAGGCGGGGATATACCTTCTAACCCCTAACCTACTTATCCGCCCCAGTAGATCTATACCTTCTAAGACCGATTAATGTAGCCGAAAACGAGTATCGCCAGCTCACGCCGTACTGTACCCGACGTAGAAACGCCGACCCGCGCGAGAATCGGATCTACGACGTCAGTTTCGATGCGTAGTATCTTCAACATCCAGGCACAGTCCCTAGAAGTCCGAATATCGGAGAAAGCCACCACCGTAGGATGTACAGCGGGCAGCTTGTGGCATATCGGACATTCGCCTCGCGTTTGGCTATTTGGCGCTGACATGGTCTACGTTCACAATCCGATCCGAAGGTAGCAGCTGGATAAGCGCTTTGACGTAGCCATCCCATATCAGCGGTAGAACGCGCCCGCTACGCATTTGAGCCCAGCCGATCAGAGGATCTACCGCGCCGTTGGTCCGCTTGAGCACCCAGCCAGTAGCTGGCATCATGGACACGACTCCATCCCGATCCTCATAGGACTCCGAATACCGCTCAGTCATCATCGTCGCCTTGCACTTGCACGCGACCCTTGACGGTCAGGTTGGTCCAATTCCAGTGATCCACGCCTCCGCCTTCCCCACCGCGTCGCATAACACGAACAGCGTTGATTCCCATCATGTCCCTGACCTTGTTGATCGTTTTCTCGTTCGTAGAGCACCCGGCCGCCTTCAGCTCCGCTAGGACACGAGCGCGAGCCCATGTGTCCTTCCGCGAGAACATGTCGTCCAGAACTTCCCGAATCGCCTCTTGTGCGACCGGTTCCGGACCGCGCCGCTTACCGGTGTTCTCCTTGACGAGATCATCGGCCTTGACGTTGCACATGCCGAACCATTCCACCACAGGCACCATGCCACCGGCGTCGTCCGCCTCAATGTCCGAATCTACGACGTTGTAGGCGAGGACCGCATCCTCTACCTTCCGAATGTTGGAATCTACGACAGCCAGGCCAAACCGGGCGCCATCCACAGCACCCGGAGGCAGCCGTCCAGCGACCATGTGGATTCTGGCCCTATTCTGGTACGCCGTTGTTCCGGTTCCGCGCATTCGCGCACTAGCACCTGTGTCCTTGTTCATATGCCGGACTAGCCATCCGGCGCAGCCCGTCTGCTGCAGAACACGACCCAGCGGCCCGAGAGCCCGCCGGATAGACGCATCGTTGTTCGTGTTGATATCTTCCTGCAGGAAATCGTTGATAGGATCAAACACAGCGACCTGAGCATCGCATTCACGAATGGCGCGATCGAACGCCTCAAAGCCATCTGGCAGGATCCACGTTTCCTTCACCTTGCCCCGTTTGTCCTTCTCGATCTTCGGAGCGTGCACCATGCTGAGATTCGCACCAGCAGCTTGCAGCCTAGGCGCGATTTCCGTCTCCGCACTGGATTCGTTGGTGAAGATGACCACGTTCATTTTCTCGCCGGTCATTTCGCCATTTGGGAGATCCCGACCTTCAGTCAGCCGCGCGAGTACGTCCAGGATCGTGAGCGACTTGGCAACACCTTTCTCGCCGTCCAGGATCGTCATTTCGCCGCGCGCCAGATACGGCGGATACACCCAGCTGATTTTCCGCGTCGTGACCTCGGCGAAGCTCCGCATCAGACCCGGTCGACTAGGACCGCGAATTCCCTCCAGCTCTTCCTTCGTCCCATCCGCCACGACAGCACCGGCGCGGTGGAACAGACCGTTGATGTGCTTGTCAGGATTGCCCCGAGCTGGGTACCACGGATCCTTGCTGTCAAAGTTCCGCATCTGGGAACAGACGTCTCGCAGAATCGACTTGATATCGTCTCGAGCGTAGCCGCGCCGTTCTAGCTCGTGCACATAGCGCAGCAGCGCCGTACGCTGTTCACCCGACCCAGCAGTGAGCACGGCGCGCTTGAGTTCGTCCGGCTGTTCGCGTTTGGCACCAGAGGCAGCTGCATCGGCCGCGTTGCGCTGATCCTCTAGGCACTGCTCGATGAATTCGGCCAGCGAGCGACCGCTTGCATCCGGCACGCCATTCAGCACCTGCAAGCGAGACGTCGGCTGGTACTTGCCGCCGTTGCGCTCGGTACCTGGCAGGAACACGAATCCGCGACCTGTGCCATCCGACTTGCCACTTTTAACGTCAATGCCAGGTAGGAAGCCATTGTGACTGCCCACACCCAGCTTGGCGACATACAAGTGACGTCCGCGCCTAGGCGTGGCCACCTGCCAGTAGATCTTGGGTCCGCCTTCGCCCAGTTCTTCCCTCAGCCTGTTGAACGATTTCTTGTCGGGGTCATTGCGCGGGTCCCAGTCAATCACGTCGAACACGATCCCGGTAACAGCGCACAGCGCGTCACCAGGCTTGTACGAAGCTAGCGCAGCCGGGTCAGGCTGCTTCTTGTGCCACCGCGCCCATCTGCGGTCGTTCTTGGGGTCCGGGTCGCCTTCATCATCCAGCTTGGCTGCGAAAACAGGCACACCCATCTTGATCAGGGAATGTGCGTGTTCCAGAGCATTGTTCACGATGTACTCGCCTTCATCGTGCGGAATCGCGCATGCGCGCGAGCATCAGGTATCATAGAGCCTAGCTCCTTGCCGAGCCGAGTTACCGCGCCTGCCACAGCGCTTGGGGGTCCCGGATTGGTCGCCACCGTCCGGGACCCTTAACTATACCTTCTAACCTCCTGGCCGAATCCAGCCGAATGTGCGTCTGACCTGGCAGTAGGCGATTCCGGCCTCGTACGGTATCGTAGATAGCGCGTGCCCAGGGCCGTGGCTCGTTACTCGCCTTCCGAGCCACAAGGGGCAGCGTGCTGGGAGGGCTGGCACCGTGGACATGGCCGGACCAACCCTCCCAGCTCGGCCCGATAATCCCCAGCCTGGCCTAGCGTAGACTAGTGCCAGGCTGTACCATTTGGAGGCGAGCATGGCACCGAGGCATCTGCACCTGATCGGGATAGATCCGGGTGGCACGACAGGCTACTGCAGGCTGACGATTCCGCGCGAGAGCATCTTCGGCGACGCGCCGAGCGAGCTGTGGGAGCGCGACTATGGCGAATTCCAGGGCTCCGAAGAAGAGCAGGCTGTGGACATCGCTACGTGGGTCCGTGAGGTCGAGGGATTGGACTACCCGAACGGTCCCGCCATCGTGACCGAGGCGTGGGACCAGGATCCGACATTCAAGAGCACCGACCCGGCCGCGCTGGCGCCAGCCCGAATCAACGCCATGCTGCATCTGCTCAAGTTCATGGGCAAGCTCAGCAATGCGACCCTGACCGAGCAGAGCCGCGTCCTGGCCAAAAGCACAGCTACTGACGAACGGCTGAAGGCGTGGGGCCTGTACACTAGCGGCTCGCCACATGAGCGCGACGCCCACCGCCACGCCATCACCGCGCTCCGCCGGGCGCGCAACAATTCTGACTTCGCGAAGGAGCTGTGGCCGCGATGAGCCTGTTCTGGAAGAAGCCCAAAGAGCAGCCCAGCCAGGAGCTGCAGCAGTTTGCGATTGTAACGCCGATCGAGCGGGCCATGTACTACGACCCATCCCTTTGCGAGGCTGTTCTGCGCTGGACCTGGGACGATGTCCTGCTGTCGCAGGGTGGGGTCATGGTGGAGGAACCGGAGATCGCTGCCAGCCGGTTCGTCATCACCCGGGACGACGGCCGCGAGCACGAGTGTGCCGAGAACGAGGGCTGGGATCTGGTCTGGATGAGAGTCGTCGGATTTGCCTTGCCGCCAGCGGATTCCGGCTCATAGGATTCATTAATATTGCTGGGGTAGTATACGGCCCAATAGACGTAGCAGAGGCAGGATCTAGTCCGTCAGGTCCTTGCCTCAACTACACGGCCGGGGATCAGACCAAAGAGGCTGCCATGAGCGAAGCAGCGACCATCCACTTCCTCCCACCCATACCTATGGCAAAGTTTTCTGAGCTAGGAGTAGCGCAGACTGCAGAAAGGACGTATACTGGTCTTGTAAGCAACCCAACGCACGAAGGCGAGCTAGAAATGACCGACTCCACCGCGACCCCTGCGAAGACCCCGCGAGGCCGCACCTCCAAGGCCCAGAACGTGCCCGACGCTGGTTCCGCCCGCGACGCTTCCGTCCTGGATGGCGTCCGCGCTGCCGACCACCCCGAGGCCCCTGCCAAGCCCGCTCCGCGGACCGCGCGCAAGGGCACCCCGGCCAAGCCGACCACCAAGGCTCCGGCCAGCAAGACTGCTCCTTCCAAGTCCCCCAAGACCGCCGAGCCCAAGGCGACCCCCGAGGCCAAGGTCGACCGGCGTCAGGCCAAGCAGGATCTGGCGCGGCGCGTCGTCCAGGCTGCGGCCGACCTGTTCAACGGTCAGCTGCAGGGCGACGAGGCGTTCCTGGCCGGTCTGACCAAGGACGAGGCCGAGGCGGCTGTGGCCCAGTGGCTGCACCACCTGCCGACCGGCAACGAGGGCGACCAGCGCTGGTGGGCGCAGGGTCTGCCCAAGCCCGACCGCAGCGACTGGCGGTAACCCGATCCGAGAGAGGCCCGGCCACTACGGCCGGGTCTTTCTCTTTGCCTGGAAATGCATTCCGATCCGCACAGGTTAAGCGTAGACTACGCGGAAGAAGGCACCGCGAGTCCGAGAAGAGGGCACATTGATGGACACCGATTACCAGACTACCGGCCAGCCGCCACAGCGGCCGAGGCGAAGGCCGCGCAGTCGGATCGTACGCATAGCGGGCGGAGCGTTCGTCCTGCTGGTTCTGATCCTCGTCATCGTCGGCGTGGTGTCCGGCAGCAACAAGCCGACCCCGAGCGGCGGGCAGCCGAACGTCAACCACACCACGTCAGCATCCACGCAGACCAGCCCGGCGTCTGCTCCGACTACGCCGAGCACCCTGGGCTTCGGCTCTGCGTTCTTCCGGTACTCCGACGGCACACAGGTGTCCGTCTCCAGCGCCACCCCGGCCACACTCAGCCAGGAGGCAGCCGGAGGCAACGCGGGCGACCCGGCCGTGAACGTCACCATCCGGGTGACTGCAGGCAAGGCGAGCATCGACGCCACCGAGATCAGCGTCAGCGCGAACGGCGGCCCGGACGGCACGCAGCTGAACCAGTCGTTTGACGTCAACACGAGCAACCCGTCTGGCACGCTCGCGCCCGGCGAGACCGGCAGCTACACGTTCCTGTTCGACCTGCAGAAGACCACGAACGGCAACCCGCTGAACATCACGGTGACGCCTGGCTTCGACTACCAGAACGCCAGCTTCACCGGCAAGGTCTCCTGAAAGTTTTTGCGGAAAGTTGGCCCCGGTGGGTATGGAATGCAGCCTGCCGGGGTTATACTGTACGTAAGGAACAACAGAGACCCCGAAGGCGAGAAAATGACCGAAGCACCGAAGACCGAGCGGCCCGACTACGAGACCTACAAGGTTGGCGACCACGCCACCTGGCACGTGGGCAGCGATGCCTTCCCCTACACCGTCGTCAAGGTCAGCCCAAGCGGCAAGACCATCACGATGCGGGCCGACAAGGCCACCATCGACCCGACCTGGAAGATGGACTTCAGCCCTGGCGGCTTCGTCGGTCACGTCAACAACAACTACGAGCAGCGCTGGATCATCGAAGAGGACCCCAACGGCTCCCTGCGGACCGCCCGCCTGACCAAGCGCGGCTGGCGGACCGCGAGCTGCCCCGGCACTCGCCGGAGCGACATCAGCAAGGCGTGGCGCCGGTTCCACGACTACAACTTCTAGCAGACCCGGCCGGGCGGCTCCCACCGCCCGGCCCACCTGAAAGGCGAGACAGTGGAACAGCACGTTGGCCTGATGGCCCACGACGGTTACGCCGAGCACAGCCACGAGGTCCGGCCCGACCACCTAGGCGTCACGCTGGAGGTCCCGGGCGACGAGAGCGACCCGGACCAGTTCGAGGCGCAAAGCGACTTCATCAACGAGATCAGCCTGCCGATCGTCAAGGCGTTCCGGCGCGGCGTGGATGTCGAGAAGCTGCGGGCCGACTTCGAGGCAGCGATCAGCATTCTTTCCTGAAGAAAGTTGCGCCAGCGGGTATGGATTACAGCCCGCTGGCGTTATACTGTACGTAAGGCAGAACGAGAGACCCCGAGAAGGCGAGTACGAAATGCCCGACATGACCAAGACCGAGGCCATCGAGATGATGCGCCGCGAGATGCAGCGCAAGGTCCGCACCCAGACCGAGCTGATCGCTCGGCACGCCGATTCTGCGATCGGTGACCTGAACACCGTCAAGCGGAACCTGCAGGATGGTCAGACCGTCTACGACTTCCACGGCTCGCAGAGCATCGACGCGATGCAGAAGGCCATCGACGAGCTGCGCTTCGCCCGCGAGATGCTGAGCAACCTGGACTTCATCGTCAACCAGGACCAGGTCGCCGCGACCGCCGAAGTGAACCAGGCCATGGCCGACAAGGAAGGCCCGGCCGCGCTCCTGCCGACCGGCGAGCTGATGAACCCGAGCAAGCCGACCACCGCGATGTACTACGACGAAGACGCTGTGGGCTACATCGCCCGTAAGGTCGGCGACGTCGCTCCGAGCCGGGTACTTACCAGCTTCGGCCGTAGCAACGACAGCTGGGCGATAGGCACCCAGCACACCATCATCCACGACCAGACCCACCGGGACATGGGTCGGTACGAGGTCGTCGGCTTCATCGACTTCAAGAGCGGCCAGCAGATGGGCCAGGTGCCCGACCGCAAGCTGCGGCACTGGGTGTTCAAGTGAGGCGCAGGACAGACTTCAACCTAGCCAGAGGACGTTGGGACGCGCGGCGCAGGTCGCCGCGCAGCCCGCGTGGCAGCTTCTGGCAGCGGCACCAGTACCGCAAAGGCTACCGGCAGGCACTCCGGGAGATGCGCCGGGAAGGCTGGGCCTGAAAACTCCAGGAAATAAAACTGGAAACTGCTTTACCCCGGATCGGACTGCAGGTTATGATTGAACTGTAAGCGAGACCCCGAGGGAAGGCGAGCCCGATGAACCCGATCCAGCACCCCAGCCAGGAGACCTACCCCAGCTATTACTGCCAGCACATCAACGCCCAGGCCATCGCGGTCGAGATCCCCGAGAGCATCGAGCGCCGGATCGAGGAGAAGGCGCGCGAGGCCGGGCACGACTTCCTGATCGAGCTCACCGTGGCCATCCTGATCGCCATCGTCCTCCACTACTTCCACGTTGCTGGCTGACCCAAGCCGCCAACCAGCCCCGGTCGCCAGCCGGGGTTTCTTTTTGCACTTTTGCGGTATGGTCTGCAGTCAGCTGGCGTTATACTAGACGTAAGGCAGTCAACAGGAAGGCGAGAAATGACTGACACGAGCTGGGTCCGATCCGAGGCCATGAAGCTGACGCTGATTGACCAGGACGAGATCGGCAAGCTGACCATCCTGGTCGAGCGGATTGCCCGACCGGGTGCGCTGGTCCTCCAGTTCATCGACGAGGTCGTGACCGTGAACGGCGTCGCGACCGACCAAGAGGACGCCACCGTCCAGTTCTGGTGCGACGTGGCTGACCTTCTCGTGGTCGGCCCGATCCGCAAGCCGGGCGACTCGGTGAACGCCAAGCTGTAAGAAAGTTGCCCCGGCCGGGTATGGTTACCAGTCCGGCCGGGGTTATACCCTACGTAAGGCAGAGAGCAAGAGACCCGAAGGCGAGAGGCAAAAGTGGAACTGAACACCGTTCTGGAGCGCGTCCGTAAGCTGGTCGCGATCGCCGAGCACCCAGGCACCGGCGTGGAAGAGGCCAACGCGGCGCGGCAGATGGCTGACAGCCTGATGCTGAAGTACGCGATCGAGCAGGCCGAGCTGGACGCCAGCCGTCCGGCCCCGCAGCGCGCCAAGCCTGGTATCATCGACATCGACCTGACCCCCGACTACGACCTGGTTGGCTACGTGGCCCAGCTGGCCGCGAGCTGCGCTCGGACCTGCCGCTGCAAGATTCGGCAGTACACCAAGTGGACGAACGAGGCCGGGTACCGCAGCACGGTCTACGGCTTCGAGTCGGACCTGCGGTACTTCGAGGTTCTGTACACCACCCTCCGGCTCCACATGATCGGCGCGCTGCGTCCCAAGGTCGACCCGGCCAGGTCGCTGGAGGACAACGCCTACGAGCTGCACAAGGCTGGCCTGAACTGGCTAGAGATCGCAGGCGAGTACGGCTGGAAGAAGGCCAGGGACATCCAGCCCGAGGACACCCAGCCCGTCATGTACGTCAACGCCAAGCTGGGCGAGCGCAAGTCCAACTGGACTGTTGGCTCCCACTACAAGCGAGCCTGCCAGCGCGCCTGTAAGGCGCGAGGCGAGAAGGTGCTGTCCATCCCGGCGAGCGCCAGCGAGACGTTCCGTCGCAGCGCGGCGCAAGGCTACGTCGCCAGGATGCGCGGTCGGCTGTCCAAGCTGGAGTCCGGCCGCGAGGCTGGCACCGGAGCCGAGCTGGTGCTGGCGAATGCGGCCAACGACCTCAACGCCTTCTTCAAGGAGCAGAACCCGGACATGTTCAAGGAGGCCGAGGACGTGCCGGAGTGCCCGAACTGCAAGAAGGCCAAGAGCGGCCACTGCCGCGCCCACCCGGCGATGCGGTTCCGGGAGCAGGCGTTCAGCGACGCTGGCTACAGCGCCGGTGTCCGGCAGGCCAACTCCGCCGACCTGGGCGGCAACGTCGGGACTGCTGAGAAGCGGCAGATCGGGTGAAGGAGATCAGCGAGCTGATGAAGGACGCCGAGGAAGCCTACGGCGTCTTTCGTCAGATCCAGGCCATCAGGACCAACGGCGCGCGGGTGCCCACCGAGTGGCAGTACACCCAGGGCAGGACCCAGGCGATGTGGATCCACGCGGCTCGCCTAGCCGACATGGAGAAAGAGCGCCAGAAGGGGTAGCGAACTGCAGTCTGCTAGCGTAGACTGTAGGTATGAGCACGAAGGCGAGCATCACCCCGACCCGCAAAGAGGTCCGGACCATCAGCGACAGCAGCGTGACTGAGTTCCAGGCCGCGATGTGGACCACCTGGTGCATGGACCGGGCCGGCAACTGCAGCGACATCGACCCGCGAGAGACGATTGAGGAATGGGCATGACTGACGAAGAGCGCATGGTGATGATCCGGCAGATCGTCAACACCCAGCTGGACGCCAACAACGACGACGAGGGCGACAAGCACCTCAGCTCCGCCGACGAGGCCATGGAGGCCATCGGCATCGTCCTGGACTCCGACAGCCTGGACGACCCGTTCATGCGGCGCATCACTCGCGAAGGCTGGTTCACCGGAACGCCAGCCGCCTAAGAGCCGGGCAGGGGGCCAACCCGCCTCCTGCCCACCAAACTTTCTCCACAAAAGGGTAGCGAAACTGCAGCCCACCGCGTAAGCTGTACCTAAGGCGAGAACAACGGAAGGCGAGATCATGAACCGCAGAAACCGCAAGAGCCGCCGGAACAACCGTCACCCCGTGCTGATCACGATCGCCGCGCTGGCGTTCCTGTTCTACATCCTTCAGCTCCACGTCACCGCGACCATCGGCACCACCCAGGTCAGCATCAGCATGATGCTCATCGTCAGCGTCACCATCATCCTGGCGCTCCTGACCGGGCTGCTCCTGGTCATCCGCAACATCGTCCGAGATGGCCTCGGCCTCCGCATCGACCGGGAGGCGACGGCATGACGCTCTTCTACGAGGCGATGCTGAACACGATCCGTCTGCTCCAGCACCTGGCCGTCATCCTGTTCCTGCTCAACATGGCCTGCGACGTCATCCAGGTCCTGGCCTACATCATGTCCCTGCGAGCCAAGGAGCTGCAGTCATGACGTCCGATCTGATCGTGGGCGGGCTGGCCATCGCCATCATTGCCGGGCTGATGGTCTACTTCCGGCTCAGCACCGGGCGCAGAATGACAGCTTACTACGCCGAGCGAGGCAGCGCGGTCGCCTCCGAGCAGGACAAGTACGCCGACAGCGACGAGCGCCGGTTCCTGGACGAGGACGAGCTGGAAGCGCGGCGCGGCTCCCGCGAGAGCGAACGGCGGCACCGCGATGAGAGCTAACTACTTCGACGAGCAGGATCACCTGGACGAAGGCGAGCGGATGCTGCTGCTGATCGACGACATGCTCAACGACCCCGAGCAGCCGCGCACGATCGCGGACCTGGCGCTGGTGGCTATCGCGCACGCTCTGATGGCCGACCCGATTCGCCGAACTCGAATCGTGCCTGCCGAGCCGCGTCCAAACCCTCAACAGCCCAACGCGGTGGCGCTCCGAACGGGAATCCTTCCGTCAGCCTCTCGGCGTTCAAGGCGTCGGGGACGACACGCACATGGGGGCGACCCATCGGGCAGCCAGCCTCAGTAGGATCCCAGGCCACGCCCCACAGCTTGCCGCGATGGTAGTGGAGCTGGACCGGCCACAGGTCTGAGTTCGGCCGGGGGATGTCGCCCAGGATCACAAGGTCCATGCTGTCCTTGTCCTCGCACCGGGTCATCCCGGCCGCAAGAGAGCAGACCCGCTCGACGCTCGCGTCCTGCAGATAGCCCTTGGCCTCGCCCCACTGATTCGGGAGCAGAAAGTCCGGCAGGTAGTGAATCCTGCCTTCCGGGGTGTCGACAACCAGACCCTCTGGCTCGTAGCGCCATTCAATGCCAGTGGTGTCAAAGAAGACCGCCCACCGCGCCTCCAGGCGCGAGCGGAACCAATACCCAGCATAGTGGGTCTGTATTGCTTTAATCATGTAGCTAAGGATACGCTGGGCTCCTGACCACGCCGTGTAGCCAGGACGGCTGCGGACGCCTATCCTTAAGATCAATATCGGCCCCGGCCTGTATCTGGCGGAACAGACCGGGACCTAGCAGCAACACCTACCGGAAGAAGGTGAGCGCATGAGCAAGGGTAACGCCGATGCTCCGATCGGCAAAAGGGTCCGCAAGGCCGCAGTCACGGTCTGGGACAGCGTGCTCTGGGTGATCGTCCTGAGCGTCATCCTGGCCATCAGTGGCTACTCGCTGTTCTACGTTGCACGCAAGCTTGGTGTGCCGCCTATCTTCGCGATCGGCATGAGCACCGTCTTCGACGGCTCTGCACTCATCATGGCCGGGCTGACGCTCAAGTACGCAGAAGAGGGCATGAGCGGTGGAGGTCCGCGGATGGCAGTCCGCATCATCGCCATCCTGTCTGCCTACCTGCAGGCACTGCACGTCATCCTCGGGCACGAGAGCCGGGCTGCTATCCCGCTGTGGTCGTCTCTGCCGATCCTGGCGATGGTGGTGTTTGAGTTCCAGACCCGCTGGATCAGGCGTCGTGCGCTGGCGCGGGCTGGCTTCATCTACCCGGCCGCTCTGCCTTCCTTCGGCCGCCTTTCCTGGGTGTTTTTCCCGGGCGAGACCACGAAGTTGCTGCGGGGCGTCCTTCGTTCCCGCACTCGCGCTCTTTCCGACGCATTTGCTGGTCGTCTCGGCGAAACGATCGCCCAGCCCGCCAGAACGAAGCCCGCACTCCTGGAACGACCGGAACGAACGATCCCGGCCGCCAAGCCAGCCCTAGGGCCAGACCCCACGGCTGCGCCATCCGCTGCGGCGCAAGAGCCCGTCGTTCCCAGCGCCGAGGTCGTCGTTCCTTCCGAGCAGGCCACGGTCGTTCCTCCCGACGTTCCTCCCGTCCTTCCCCAGCCCGGGAACGAAGGAACGAAGGACGAGCTGGCCCGGCGTCGCTCCGCCCACGCGCCCGACCGGCACAAGCGAGACTGGCTGCGGCTGCACGGCCATCCGGTGTCTGACCGGGGTGCGCTCAGCCAGAAGTACAAGGACATCTACGACGCGGCGCACCCGGACGAGGCGCAGCAGGAAGGCACTGGCGAGTTATGATCGGGCTCCTCCTGCGTTCACTCCACCTGCAGGACTGGGTGGTGTTCGTGGTCATCTATGGCCTGTACGCCTTCTGGGCCTTGTGGACGGTTGGGTTCGGCTACGCCCATGACATCACGGGCTGGCGCCACCCTGGCCGTCCAAGTCGCATGCACAGGCTGTTGTTCCAGGTTCACACCGGGCTGCACCTGGATCCGAAGCGCACCTATGGCGACGAGGCCAAGCTGAAGAAGACTGCAGGCGACACGACCCGCGCGACGCCGGAGGGCTTGGCTGTCTACTGGACCACCACCACTCGCTGGCAGCGGGCCATCCGCAACAACGCTCTGGTGGCTACCTGGCTGACGGCGTGGTGCGGCATCATCATCGACCCGGTTGACACCCTGCGCGCCATCGTGTGGCTGATCTGCGCCGCGCTGGTCCTGTTCGTCGTGCACTTCACCCGGAAGGCGCGGCGTCGGCACATCCGGAAGCACCCGATCGGCAAGCCAGCCATCAGCATGACCGGCAAGGCCAAGGCAGTGTTCAGCCACGACGAGCAGACGGTGGAGAACAAGGCCAGGCTGACCGTCACCGAGGAGCCCCAGCTGGAGTCCGAGGTGCCTGTCGGCGTGCTGGCTACGCTGCTGGCTGACCAGATGGGCGCGAGCCCGGCCGAGGTCGAGCGCGGGCTGCGGCTCACGCCAGAGCGCGGCGAGCTGCGGCTGCCGGATCGGTACCCGGCTCTGGTCAAGCAGCGCGGTCAGGTGGAGGAGGTGCTGGAGGCCCACACGGACGGCCGGGTGCGCTTCCGATGGAGCACCACCACCAACCCGCGCATGCTGACCTGGCATCCGATTGTAAGCGGGCTGCCGGCTGCCGCTACTTTCCGGGACTACCTGACGGACATCGAAGGGCTGGTTCGGGGCAAATACGCGGTCGGAGTCCAGGAGGACAAGAGCGTCTACGTCACCAGCCACAACGGCGATACGCCGTGGCACCTGCGGGCGGCTGACTCTGGCACCGGCAAGTCGACTGGCTTCTTGGTCAAGGCTGCCCAGATCTGCCACAACGACCCGTGGGCTGACCTGTACTGCATCGACACGAAGCAGGTCAGCTTCGAGTACCTGCGTGGCATCCCTGGCGTCCATGTCTACGACAACCCGGAGTCCGAGATGGACAAGATCTGGGATGTGTTCTACATCCTGGAGGATATGCTCCGGAAGCGCTACACGGCCATCCGCACCGGACAGAAGCGGCCGGAGGACTTCAACGACATCTGGGTGCTGGTGGACGAGGGCAACGACCTCAGCGGCAACCTGAAGTCCTACTACAAGCGGTTCAAGATGCCAACCGGTGGCCCGGTCACTCCGCCGATCTGGAGCGAGGCTATCGCGCCGCTCCTGCGGCTCGGTCGGCAGGCCAACATGCGAGGCGAGATGATGTTCCAGGACGTCACCGACAAAGCGCTCGGTGGTGAGTCTCTGAAGGCTGCCTTCGGAGTGTTCGGCATGTCGATCTCAAAGAAAGGACAGTGGGATAGGATCGTCGGTCCGCCTGCGCCGTCATTCCAGACCGGGCCAGGTAGGATATGTATGGTTAAGGGTTCAGAGCAGACGTGGGTCCAGGGATTCTACGACGACTCGCAGTTCCTCCACGACTACGCTCTCGAAAACAGGAAAGGTAGGGCTGCAGCATGAAGCTGTGGGAGCGTTATCAGAAGTGGGCGGTGCGCCAGTGCTCTACGGCACAGTGCAGCCCTGCCCTGTTCGTGGCCGGGGCGATCGTCTGCGTCGCGGTCTTCTTCTACATGTACTGGAACGTCATCGTCGAGGCTCTCAAGATCGCGATGTGGGCTGTCGTCATCGCGGCCGGTACCGCGCTGGTGCTGTTCATCGCGCGGGGCATCCTGCGGGCCACCTGGGCCAGCCGGAAGCAGCACAAGGCCAACGCGATCCAGATGGCGACCGACACCGAGCCGATGCCGGTCCAGGACGCGGACGAGACCCAGGTCATCCCGGTGTCTGCGTTCCAGCCCAAGGACCGCGCCCAGGCGGGCATCGCCCAGGACGCCGACCAGCTGGCCGACGACAACCTGGAGCTGATCTGGACGGCCGACGGCAACCTCGCTTCCAAGAAGCACTGACATGTGGGTGGCCGCCTGTGTGCTGATCGGGCTCGGTGCGCCTCTGGTGCATCAGCTCGTCAGCCACAACCTACACCTACGCGCGCTGCGGCTTGTCCGTCCGGGCCTGACCATACCCGTGACGGAGCACGAGCGGAAGCATGCGGCGCGCAGGGTCAGCCAGCGTTGGGCGGCCGACGCTGGCTGGCTCGTTTGGTCAGCCGGTTGGATAGCGACTGCACTCGCAGCTCGTTGACCAGGCGGAATGGTCCGTAGAAAGTGCACAGGTAACTGCGCCTGATCGGACCCTGCACTCGCCCTAGACCACTGCAATCGCATACAGGCCAGTTACCAGTTTCGTAGTCAAGTATACTACGCAAAGTTACAGAAAGTTTTCCTAGATCTGTCGGAGCGAAACTGCAGTGCGTAGGGTATACTGTAGTTGTAAGGCCGAGGGAGCGCGGCTCCCCGGAAAACTGAATAGCGGTAGCCGAGCAGGCCGGAACCAAGGTCATCATGCTAAGGGCGGTGTTCAAGGAGCCGCTCGCCCCGTAGTCCGCTAAGGGGTTGGGAAGTGCAGCGGCACTCGGCAAAACAGAGCGAAGGCTGGCGGGTCGCCAGTGTGCGTCAACGTAGGGTCCCGCGTGGGATTCAGGCCGGTGTGCCTGGTGACGTTCTTTTGCTGGCGCCAGGCGATTAGGTCGTGGCCCGTCAGCCTTCTCCTCTGACTAACTACATAGCGGACGAGCCGAGGGCAAGTAAGCAAGTTAGCACCTCGCTCGGGTTGGCACCGAGCGTATAGAGCCTCTGCGGAGGTGGTGTCTCCCCTC